ATGGCAAAATTAAGCAAAGACAAGGTTAAGGCGATGCTGCCAAAGGACATGATTGTCGTTCCCTGCGACAATGCCCGTGAGGTGGACTCAGCTTTTGAGACCGCCAAGCAGGCGAAGTCTGAAATGGAAGACCGTAAGGACTCAGTAATGATTTCCAAATCCAACGTCACTCTGACGGTGGTAGTGAGGACGGGGATTTAAGTCATACTGCAATGATAAAAGACCATAAGAAGCTCGTCTACGGAGGTCAGAAAGGGCTTGACAGCCACATCGCTCGGCTCGCCAAGAGTGGATGGGAAGTAACAAAGTTGTGGATTGACCACTGGGCGAACGGAAAGAAAATCTACATCGCAGAACTTGAAAAGTAAACGCTATGACAACCGAACCGCCGAAAGTCAAAGAAAACGGCCTGTATTCAGTCAAGGAGGCGAGAGAGCTGCTTGGACTGAAAAGGGACAAGTTATACAAGGCAATCAAGCTCGGAGCAAGATGTGGCGGTATCGACGCCAAGCCACGACGCGACAACGGCCGATTGCAGATAACAGGCAAAGAAATCCTCCGCTACTGGAGAGGATAACCGATAACGGCCCCGCCCGCCGGCAACAGGGCGACACAGCAGAGCACATTGACATCGCGGACTTGTATGGAAAGCCCATACATTTGAAGTGAATAACGATACACCTCCCTTAGCGCAGCCGTGCAATGCGGACGCGGGGAGGAAAGAAATCACCCCTGTCATTGCCTCGGGGTGTCGAATCTAAAACTTGCAATGGGAAGCCGAGTAGCTCAATCGGTCAGAGCCGTCCTACCAAGGACGAGGTTGTGGGTTCGAGTCCCGCTTCGGCTGCTAAACAAATTAAACATACAATGGCAAACATGTTCAAAAAACTGAAGCCAAAGAAACCTATTCTCGAAATGACAGATGATGAACTTGCTGAATTTAAGAATGCGCAACGAACGCATGAGCGCAGGAAAGCCCGATTCTTTCAACGGGTCGCAGTATTGGCATTTGCGATAGCTATATTCAGATTATTCTACACAGGAAGTCTGATAGAACTTGCCAAAGCCATTTGGCAACAGTTCTAATTTCGGGGCTGAACAATCCGACCGGAATGGCTATAACTCCGCACCATGCCATATATTTTTCGTATGGCTTTTCTGGCTCCAACTCTACGAATCCTCGTTTGAGGGCGAGTTTCCCTTTTGGTGTTATCTGATATGGTTTGCCCCTATCCTCTGATTGAATGTAACCGTTGTCTCTTAGATGCCATAAGAGATGTCCGAGAGTTCCATCCCCATAAGTTTTACGGGTCATTTCCTTGAACTTGTCTCGGCGGTATTGATGAAGTTTGTTAAAAATACCACCGTTGTATCTGACACGTTTTAAGGCGACAAACAAAAGTTTCTCTCGTTCTTTGGGATTGAGGTGCAGTTTGTCTAATTCATAACTCATAATGATTGTATTTATGTTTTCCCGACTGCAAATATAATCATTTTTCAGCCGGGGCGCAAGGTCACCACAGAGCGGCGGTGAACAGAAATCGCCAACGCCCTGCCCCGGTTTTTTATCCATACGACCAAGATGGTATTAGTTAGTATTTAGTGTAATGTGTGTGGCGGTCTGGGAAGATTGCCATATAGGAAAGCAACTATGTGCGGCTGGATGGTGGTGATACACAGAAAGCCACCAATCAGCTTTTGATATTCCGAGAAATACGAGAACCTTTTCCCGGTTGTGCGTGAGCATAGCCGGGTCTTTTTTAGAAACAACAAATCCAAATGATATGAACAGATTACTCAACTGGCGGCAATGGGTGCTGTATGCGCTCTTAGCCGTAGGATTCTTCGCCATTATGGCGATTTTTGGTGATGACGAGCGAGCGTTAGGCGAATGGATAGAAGCACGTGTTTATCTTGCCGCCATTGCAGTAACGTGCTTTTATTCCCTTTGGCGCCTCACAAAGAAATGGGAGCGCGAGGGCAAGATACCCGAATTTTCTAATCCAAAAATAAAGTAACATGGAAATCAGTACAAAATTCGCCATCGGCGACAAGGTGTGGAAAATCCACGACAGCAAGGCGATATGCTTCGAGATAGGCTGCATACTCTATGACGGCGCGGTCTACTACGGCGAAACACGCTATGACGTGATTATAGCGACTCAGTGCTTCGCCACAAAGGAGGAACTAATCGAATACATAACATCGGAATGACTGACCACACCATCTACGGATTGTCGAACGAGGACTACCACAACGCAGAGCCTTACAGACAATATCTGTCAAGCTCTCAGTTGAAGAAATACTTGATTTCACCCAAGGCTTTCAAACACTCGCTCGACAATCCTGAAGAAACCAAGTCCGATGCCCTGCGGTTCGGCTCACTGTTTCATGATTGCATGGGAGCGTTGGCAGAGGGCGGTTCGCTTGAACATATAATAGATGCGATAGCTGTGTTCGAGCCACCGATAAATGCAAAGACAGGGCAACCCTACGGAGCAACAACAAAGGCGTACAAGGAGGCTTACGAAGCGTTTACGACAAGTCTGAACGGGACGCTCGTTTCAACCGCAGAGGAGCGCGATATGGCTAACGCAATGCTTCAGTCGCTTCTCTGCGGCAGCGGCTCCACTTCGGTGCAGGTATGCAAGCTGCTCAGATGGGGCAAGCCCGAAGTCAGCCACTTTGTAGAGTATGAGGGATGCAAGTTCAAGTTCCGACCCGACTTTGAAACCAAGCGCAAGATTGTGGATTGGAAAACGGTCAGCACTGACGATTTGAGCGAAGAAAGCATCAACCGCATCATTCTCAAATACGGCTACCACATATCGGCTGCGTTCTACCAATTCTTCGAGCATGAGCGCACGGGCATATGGAAGCAGTTCATCCTTGTGCTTGTCAGCAAGGTTGCTCCGTATGACTGCGTGATGGTGGATATGTCGAACTACGGCTACCGATACCTGCCCGATGTGGATATGGTGATACCCGGCCCAGGAGCAATGGAGTTCAAGCGGCTTCTTGACCTGCACATCAAATGCTCGAAAGAAAACCATTGGCCCGGTGCAGAGACATTCATCCCCGACAACAACGGCGTGAGGATGCTTGAAATCCAACCGCCGAGATATTATAGCAACAAATTTATAGAATTAGACTAACAATGTCAACAGAACAGACCAATCAACTTCCGCTGGAGCAGACCGCTCCGCAGACAACAGAAATCGCAATCCAGCAGGAGCTTCAACTTCTGCAAGCCAAATCAGACGCAACTTTCGCCCTTACCACCGTAGGACAAGAACTTAAACGCTTCGAGGTGTTGCAGCGCATGGGCAAAATGTACTCCACGGCGACCGTGGTGCCCGACACATACAAAGGCAACATCTCCAACTGCGCAATCGCCCTTGACATGGCCATGCGAATGAAAGCAAATCCGCTCATGGTGATGCAGAACCTCTACATGGTTCACGGCAACCCCGGATGGTCGAGCAAGTTCCTAATCTCCACCATCAACACCTGCGGACGCTTCACTCCGCTTCGCTACGAGTGCAACGGCAAGCAAGGCGACGAATACGGCTGGCGATGCTACGCCTACGAAAAGTCCGACAAGGACAAGGCGGAACGTCTTGAAGGTCCGTGGGTGACATGGAATATGGTAAAGTCCGAGGGATGGCTCAACAAATCCGGCTCAAAGTGGAAAACCATGCCCGAAGTGATGTTCCACTACCGCGCCGCCGCTTTTTGGCAGCGCATGTATGCACCCGAAATTTCGATGGGCTTCAGCACCGTTGAAGAGCTCCGCGACATAGAGGATGTGCCTTTTGTGGAGCTGAAAACCGCCCCCAAAGTCCCGACAATCCCTGCGCCCAATTCCTTTGACGAGGATGATGTGATTGAAACAGCAGAGGTGGTTGATACCGAAACCGGCGAAGTCAAAGATGGCAGCCTTTTTAATGAGTAAGATATGACAAACGAAACCAAAAACAACTTTGACAAAAAAGTACAGATGCACTTGGCTTGCTCAAAGGATGACGAGTACCGCAGGGAAACAGAGTGCATCTTTTTCAACAATGGATATGCCTACGCAACTGACACCCGCATACTCGTGAGAAACCGTATATCCGAAATATCCGGGCTAAACGAGAGCGAGATAGAGGCACTTAACGGCAAATTCCTACATGCCGACTTTTACAAGGATATGCTGAAATACGACAGCATCATGATTGCGGAAGACGGCATAGAGTGTAGCAAAGGCAATGACAAGGCGTTCTTCTACTTCTCTACATTTGAGAAATATCCCGATGCTGAAAAAGTCCTGCAAGACGCTTTGAACAAGCAGACCGTGCCACTGCCCCAATTTAGCTTTGACATGAAGCTGATACAGCGACTCAACAAGGCACTTTATCAGAGTGACAGCTGTACAGCAACGTTCAAAGGCGTTGGCAACCCCATCATCTTTGACAGCATGGACGCAGAGGTGAGCAGTGTAGGTCTGTTTATGACTTTATATAACCCCGGATAACAATATGAGTGAAGAAGTTTCAATATACGGTGACGAGCCGACATATATTGTCGAAGCACCAAAGACAAGCACAAGAATCAAAGTCAAGAAGCTACGCCCGGACGCGGTGATACCGACCAAGGCAACGCCGCAGTCTGTAGGTTATGACCTATATGTAACACAGGATATCTGCATAGAGCATCCCCGCCAAGTAATACCGCTCGGCTTCGCAATAGAATTACCCGACGGCATCGAAGCTAAGATTGAAGCTCGCAGTGGCTTTTCGTCAAAAGGAATTGAGGGGTTCGCGTTGATGTCCGGAACATTCTGCGAACACAGGAGCAACATCCCGACTATAAAAGATGATGAGCTGTGGCAGCGCATAGACAAGTCAGAACGCTTCAACGCCGATGTACTGACCGGGAAGATAGACCCCGATTACCTCGGTGAAGTTGGAGTGATTATCCGCAACAACGAGCCTAACAGGTATTTCCTTATTGCCAAGGGCACGCGTATAGCGCAGATGACGTTCTATCCTGTCGTACATCCCGCCTGCGGCTTAGAGATTGTCTCAGCGCTTTCCGAGACAGAACGGTCTGACGGCGGCTTCGGCCATACAGGAATTTAGGTTTCAATCCCTGCGCAAGAGAGCGCGAAACAGGGAGTGCGGGGTTCGACTCCCCGTGCTTCCACGATGTTTTGACCATATAATGAAAAGGTTATTGTCACCGCGTGGTTCGGGAGAATAGCGCGGTTTTTTTATTCAACATGGAAATATCCAAGACTGACCGACAGAAGATAATCGCCTATCTGAGCGATGCGGCCAAATTATATGAAGCTCTCGGCGTAATGCCGGTGCAGAAATATGTGAGCCGCGCACACATGATAAGACAATTAATAAACAAACTCAAAAACGACAATGGAAGAAAATCCCTTTGAAAACTACGAACTGTGTAGCGGCAGCATGTGCGCCTCAAGATATGATTGCGCCCGCTGCATGCACAACGTCGATATAGACCGAGCCCTTAACCCATACGTGATTTTAAATGCAGAGCCATGTATATGCTGCTCCGCTTACCTTGACCGTCCCAATGAGAACTACCCCGAAAAAGAAGAATCATGAACGACTGTATAAGACTGCCCCGCTCGGCATTGTCCGATGAAATGTGGCGGGACAAAGACTTGTGGCAGCTCTACGGCTATCTGCTGTGCAAGGCTGATGAAAACGGCATAGTGGAAGTGTCTTTGCGGCGTATGGCTAAAGAAACAGGCCAGTCGTTGCAGACCATAAGAACCAATCTCAAAAAACTGGTGTCAACACAGCAACTAACACAGAAAGTAACACAGCAACTAACACAGATAACATTGTGTGGCATAGGTAATAAGGCGATTAAGGCAACACAACGGTTAACACAGCGACCAACACAGTCGCCAACACACCCGCAAGACGGTTTCGAGCGGTTCAAAGACTACTTCAACACCGCAGTCGCCGATACCTCCATACCGCAGATTACAAAACTGACAGACTCCCGTAAAACTGCTCTAAGGTCAATATTCAAGGAGTATGATAGGGAGACTGTCGAAACTGTAATCCAAAAAACAATCGCCTCTGATTTCCTTTCCAAAGACTGGGGCAAGGTCAGTTTCGACTGGATATTCAAAAAAGCGAATTTCATAAAAATTCTTGAAGGCAACTATGACAACAAAACAAGACAAACCCCAACTGCGGATAAATACTCAGCGCGTAGGGGAACTGATGTCGGCAATCACACCGAGGCAGATTACGGAGGCCCGTTTTAGATTTAATATGGAACCTCAGACGGCTCTTGACCTGTTGACTGCTGCTTACCAGTATGAGGTTCAGCGACGGCAACGCAGGTTTGTCCTTGATGCAAATACCGAGGGAAACCTAATAAAACTTGCTGAATATCTTACTCAGCCGGTTCCCAAGTTTGGAATCATGTGCTGTGGTACATGCGGCAACGGCAAGACGACTCTTTTGTATGCCTTTCAGAGAGTGGTAAATTATCTGCAAGACCGCCGGCACTTCTCGTTTCTCGACAGCGACAACACAAGTTTCAAAGCCTCGATTGAAATATTCAGAGCGAAAGAGGTAGCCCAAATTTCAAGAGACCAGAAACAATTCAAATCATTGATGCAGCGTCCGATGCTTGCGATTGACGATATGGGTACAGAACCGGCAGAAGTTCATGACTACCTGAATATCAATACGCCCGTAGCGGATGTTATTGACTATCGTTACAACCACCAGCTTTTCACATTTATCACTACCAATCTTGTCGCACAGCAAAAAGACGATAAAGACGTAACTATCCGCATGAAATATGGTGACCGCATTGCCGACCGCTTCAACGAAATGCTTCATGTGATAATATTCAAAGACATAACATATAGGAAATGAACCCCAACCGAAATTCAAAAGAAAAGAGACCGCTCACCCGGCTATTCCCGTTCACGGAGCAGGAGGAGCGAATGATGGCAAGAGCCATCGCACGTTCAAAGAAACATATGGAATCCTACGGCAAGGGCTACACGCCCACCATCATAGGAGTAGACAGGCGCAACTATATAGGCGCGCCACAACCGATAGACACGATATGACACCGATACAACGAATAGACAACCGCATTGCGGAGCTGCGCCGACAATACAACGACCTCACACGCGGATGCGTGGCAGTAACTCCCAAGGCACGTCGCATAGCCGACCGAATCGCGCAGCTTCTTGATGAGAAACGCCGCATAGCCGCGACAGAGCATCACTCACTCGGCTCACTTCTGCCGAAAGATCCAGCCGAGCGCACCAAAATCTACCTGCGCCTCGTGAAACTCCCAATCATAGCCGATTTTCTGTACAGTGCATGTGTAGACCTGCAAGGCACCCTGAAAGACATCGGACTCAATGAGCTTACCATGATGGAGCGCGTGAAGTCCATGCAGACCCTCGCCAAAGAACTTGCCTTTACCCTGTCAGAGTTTCCTGAGCTTGAAGCGATACTTACCGCCGACGAGACCCTAATCTCCGCTCTCGACAAAAAGGTTGACAGTTTCCTGATTCGTAAAATGCAAATTTCCGAGAATTAACAATGACACTCAACGACCTCAAAGGCTACGCCAAGCGCATAAATGCGGAAATGAAGCCGACCGACAGACTGGCGGTGACGCTCAACCGCGAGGCGACCACCTACATTTTCGCCTATCTCAACAGCCGCAAGCGCAATCTTGAACAATCCCTCTCCGCCACAAACATCTCAGACAAGAAGCGCGACAGACGGCAGTACGAATACAGCATGGTCTGCGAAGCAATCAACGCAATCAACAAAGCAAAAGAATTATGAACAAAGAACTACAAGATAAAGCATGGAGCGTCCTTCCCAAAGAGTTCAAGGAGGAAGTGAAGAAGCTGTATAGCAGATTTCTTTTCACAAGAGAAGGATATTATGATGAGTTGTTTGGTGAGCACAACCTAACCTCTGACGTGGAGGGAGAGGAGTTGTTATACGTGAGCCGTAAGGAAGTACAGAAAATGTATGCTCACTATGATAAAATCAGCAATGACCCAAACCGGCCGAAAGACTATATAGAAAGCGTATATGAATACGCTGATGGCGTAACAATGGCTTTAGATGACCTTTTCGGCTCCAAGTGTCTGCCAGATGAATCAGAATCGCCAAAACTTTCCAAAGTTGAAAAGGTTGGAAAGGATTGCAATGTTGACAGCTTACCCACTAATGTTGACAGCTTATCTCAAAATCCGCCAGAAAATTGCGATAAGGCAAATCATATCTCAACTGACGATAATAAGCAAGCCGGGCCGAAGTTCAAAGTGGGTGATATAGCGGTGGTACGCGGCTTTAAGCATCCACTCCTTGAACATGACGGCGCAATAGTCTCTATACTTTCGTATCACGAGAAAGGAGATTTCTATTCATGCGCGATTGCCCCCAACGTTGGCATTGATGTCGACGCGAAATACCTCGAACCCTACACCGAGCCGGAAAAGGAATCTCGCAATTTATCGCAAGAAACCGCAAATTGCGATAAGCACTTCGACAACATCCTCAAAGACAGTTTTCGCAACGAGCGCAGGTTGAATATAGCGGCGATGGCTATGCAGGGAATCCTGAGCAATCCCCAACTCTTAAAAATCGCAATAGAAACATATCAAGAAGAAATCGGCAGCCCCGACATATATGTGGCGGTCGCAAAAACAGCTAAAGAACAAGCCGATGCACTTATTGCCGAGTGCGAACTGACCGAAAAATTGAAAGGAGAATGAAAACAATCCGCGTCTTTGAGGCGTTCGCCGGCTATGGCAGTCAGGCTATGGCTCTGAAACGTCTGCAATGCGATTTCCCCGACAAAGTGAAGTTTGAGTTTGTTGGTATTTCGGAGATTGAGCCGTATGCCATAGCCGCCTATAACGCAGTCCACGGCGACACGCCCAACTTCGGCGACATATCAAAGATTGATTGGGGGCAGGTTTCCGACTTCGACCTCTTTACATACAGCTTTCCTTGCCAAGACATTTCCACAGCCGGAAAGCAGAAAGGATTCATTGAGGGAAGTGGTAGCCGCTCCTCGCTCCTTTGGGAGTGTCGCAGGGCTATTGAAGCCAAGCGTCCGAAGTTTCTGCTTATGGAGAACGTCAAGGCTCTTGTGCAGAAGAAATTCATGCCGGAGTTTCAGCGGTGGATTGACACGCTTGCCGACCTTGGATATGTTTCCTTTTGGCAGGTATTGAACGCAAAGGATTATGGAATACCTCAGAACCGCGAGCGCGTCTTCATGGTCTCTATCCTTGGTGATGCGACATTCGAGTTCCCCAAGCCGTTCCCGCTGGAGAAGCGTCTGCGAGACGTGCTGGAGGAGAATGTGCCAGAGCAGTATTACCTCGCTGACTCGCAAGTGCAGCGCATACTTGCACATTGTGAACGCAAACAGGCAGAGGGGTGTGGGTTTCGACCACAATTCACCCCCCCCGATAAAGTCTGCGGCACAATCACGGGCAACTACGGGCAACGTGAAACAGACCCTTATTTGAAACTAAATGAAACAGATAATCCCGATTAACGCAATTGGGGGGGGCAATGTCTCTCCTGCAATTACCGCCCATTATCATAAGGCAGGTGGCAGTGATTTTACTCCACATGAAAGAAACCATATTCCACACCTCGCAATACTTGAAATTATGGAAGACCCGAAAAAACATGTAGTCGAACCCCTGTCTTGCGCTATGCGGGGACGCAGTGTGGATAATCCGTCCGACCGTACAGCAGGTATACCGACCGAGCAACGCCTTGAAATCGGAAGCGAGGTAGCCAACTGCCTCACATCCGTTCAAAAGGATTCGATGGTTGTCGAGCCTTGCATCCTCGGCTACACCCGCGATGACAAAGGGAACGTCACAAGCCGCCACGAAAAGGAAGTAGCCGGGACTCTCCACACCTCGACAGGCAGTGGCGGGAACACAGACCAGTTTGTGAAAGAGAGTGTGATTCGTCAGAACAATATCGCATACAAGCGGATGCCAAACGGCAATATCCGCGCTTTTGACGCATCGGCTCCCGACAAAAGAGGCATATCCGAATTACAGATTGTAAACCCGGATAACGAATGCCCGACAATCACGACCGCACATGAGCCGAAAGTATTGCTACGCTACCGCATCCGCAAACTCACTGAGCGTGAATGTTTCCGTCTGATGAATGTGGATGACTCCGACATTGACAAGATTGAGGCGCACCGCATCAAAGTCACGTTAAAGAACGGCACGGTCAAGGAGAAGCCGATACCCAAGAGTGCAAAATACAAACTTGCAGGGAATAGCATCGTTGTTTCCTGCCTATACCACATCTTCCACCAGATGTTCATTGCCGAGCCGTCTGAACCGAAACCGATACAGAAATCATTGTTTGACTTATGACAAAAGCAGAAGCCGCAAGTTTTCCTCGCGGCTCTCACACAGATATGCGCGTCTGTCCCCAAGGGGCAGGCGCGTTTGTCGTTTATGACCGTTCCCTCTCCAACGCCTCGTGGAGCTTTGCCGGACTCAGACCGAAGCAGCGCACAAAGCGGTCAAGAGCCGCACGGCGGTTTTCGGGGATAAGGGCGTAGAGCGAATTGAACGGAGTGTTACTCTCCAGAGCCTTGCGGACGGTTGAGCCTTTCATGCCGTAGGCTCGGCGTAATCTTCTGTTTTGTGACATAATAATTAAATTGTTGAATTTCAATGCGGACCTAAAATAGACTTTTTTGAGCGGCTTAACTGCTATTGGGTTAACATTCAGGAATATAAACATGGACCATAGTTAATGTTTTCGGCAATGTTCACAGAGCAAATCTTTGGCTATCTCCCAAGTCGCATCCACGATGTCATCTCCGATGTATTGTATTTCCTCGCCGTAAGGGTCTATGCCAAAAGTCTGAGCGATGTGCGTCTGCAAATGCCCCGTTTCATGCTTATATGACTGCTGAAACTCCTTTGCGCTCGATGTTTTGGCGAACACAATCACCGTTTCCCGTGTGTCGCTGTTGGAATAGGTCAGCCCCGTGTCGAGTTTGCCGGATGTGAGGTTGTTATACGCTCCCTCTAAATACTCACCGTGACAGCCGATGCCGACAAGAGCATCAAGAATCTCGTCGGCGTTCGGCTTGGTGACTACATAGTAGGCGTAGACCCTCCAGCCGTGTTCCGGAAGCGTGAAACGTTGACGTATCATAACCAATCATCCCAATCTGCCCCGATACCCTTTGCGTCAAGGTCAACGAGGTAATGACGGAAAGCATTGCCCCCTTTCATATCGGGGTCATTTATCATATCGGCGACATATTGGCACAATCCTTTTTCATCAACGATGCTTGACTTGTATAGGTCTGCCTTTGCTTGATGGAAGTAATAGCAGAAATCGTAGCCGACATTATCCTCAATCTTTATGCCGTGCTTCTGTAAAAGCTCCTCTATCTGCTCTTTTGGAACATACTCTATGCGTTCCATCTTATTTGTCGCAGGGTTAAGACGGCGCATACCCTTTACTGCGGCTTCAAGCGACCTTTTACAGAAATGGAAACCATACGAGCGCAGATATGCGCGCATGGACTCAGGTAGTTTCAGTTCGTAGCTATCTAATGGTGTTGCCATATTATTTTCAGTTTAGGAATAAAGGGGCAACCTATCGAGATTTTCGACAAGTTGCCCCACGGTTAATTATCGGCGCACATAACGCCCGGTGGTTGCCGAACGCCATCTGCGTTCGCCCATATAGGGAGGCCACTCCTCCCAACGATCGCGGGGATAACGCTCGCCCATGCGGTCGTAGTCTTCGGGACGCATATCCTCGTCACGCATACCGTAGCGTCCGTAGCCACGTTCGCCCATACGGTCATAGCCGTCATCGTCGTGACGGTAGCCCATGTGTCCGCCTGCGTGACGGCTGCCCTCTCGCATATCCTCGATACATTCCATAGCCTTGCCGCCGTAGTGCAGCATCTTGCCGATGGTGTCCGCGAGGTGCGTAACCTTATCTTCGGTGATTTCAATTACATACATAGCTTACTTGTTTTTACCAGATTTGTTTCCGTCACCATCGAGTTTCGACAATACCTGTGCAAGCATACTTTTCAGCTCCGCATTGTCAGAAGCCATTGTCGCCATCTGTCCTTTCAGATTGGCAATTTCCTGCTCCTGTCGCTGCTTCTCGGCAACTTCGGGGTTGAGCTGCATAAGAATCTCGTCATACTTCACAATCTTCTGCCGCTCCTCTTCGACCCGGTTTATGATACCGACCGACTCGTTTCTGAGGGTGCTTATCTCAGCGTTCATAGCATCACGGCTGACAGTTACGAATACCGTGCCTCCACTTACGAAATTTGCACTCTCTTTGTTAGCCGGAAGCTGCTGGAACTGACGCTGCGCACCGCCCACATTGGCGAAAATATCCACCACCTGCTCCTGCTGTTGTCCGTACTGAACACCCATTGCAGGGTATTTATAGACAGGCTGTGTCACCTGCGTGATAGTGCCTATCTCGATGCGCGGCACTGCTTCCTTGTATAGGATATAGATTGTCTGATTTACTCTTGATGATGAAAACATATCTGTGTTGTTAATGATTAAAATGTGAGGGGAATTTCACCCCTCACGGTTTTTCACTCGGTTGCCGCTGCCGGAGTTGCCGCCGTAGCCGCTATGACAATCTGTAAAGAGTCATTCACGGTCACGCCCTGTGCCTTTCCGCAGCTCACACAACTCGGCTGTATGTCACGACCGAGGTTGGTGACAGTGATGGATGTGGGAAGACTGGTGTAGCCCTGGAAAGCGACAACAAACGTCTCGGTGAACACCTGCGTATGCGCTCCGCAACATCCTGTCGGCACAACCACCGAAATGGTGGCTGTAATGGGAATGAAGATTGTGGTGTCTACAAGCCGGGGGGTACCGGTCTTGTAGGACACGGTGGTCTGCGGCTGTACGGTGGAATCCACGCAGTACGACTTGCACAGACGCTCTTTCATCACCGCCAGCAGACGGAGTTCATTTGCGGCTGGAGCGACACTTGCCCCGACTGGTGATAGATAAACTGCCATAATTATTTCGAGATTTGAAATTAATTGACTATCTTTGTATTGGAGATAGGTGGGAGTCATGACCCACTGATAAGAGGCTTGCTGAACGCCTTTTCTCCACTTTTTTTGTTCAGCATCACTAAATAAGTTCAGCAATGACTAATCAAGAATTTTTGGAGAGTATCACCTTAGAGGGTGAAGAGTGGCGCGATGTAATCGGATTTGAAGGTCGATATAAGATTTCGTCTTTCGGTAGATGTATTTCGCTTAGTCGGGTGTGCGAAGATAATAATCGAGTGTCAAAATACACAGCACAGAGATTAATATCCTTTACAATGGCCGCTAACAACTATCTGCAATATCGATTATGGAAAGAAAATAAAGAATATCACAGATTTGCGCATCGTTTGGTGGCGGAATCTTTCCTTCCAAATCCCAATAACTATTCTGAGGTTGACCACATTGATACTAACAAAACGAATAATCATGTGTCAAACTTACGTTGGGCATCACGGTCAATGAACCAACTTAACCCAATTTCTCGTAAGAAAAACTCGGATGCTAAGAAAGGCAAATATTTTGGCACTACTAAACCTGTTGTTCGTATCAATCCAAAAGACCCTACGGATATTAAGTTTTATGTTTCTGCCAGCGAAACCCGCCGTGCTGATGGGTTTAATCATACCAAAGTATGTGCTGTCTGCCGTGGAGAAAGAAAACTTCATGGAGGATATTTTTGGATGTGGCGCCACGATTGGGAAGCCTCTAATCAATAAGTCAATGTGCTCTTGCTAAACTCTTTTAGCAGCCGCAACCGTTGTTACAAGGATTGTTGTTGCAGCATCCGCCGTTGTTATATCCGTAAGGATAACCACCGTAGGGGTAGCCATAGGGATATGCGGCTTGGTAGGGCGAGCAGGTCAGATAGGCAGGTTTAGCCACCGGCTGGAGCTGGTTGATAATCTGAGTGGTCTGAGCCTGCTGCGAAGCCGAGAGCCGGAATGCCTGAACTTGGTCACGGAGGTCACGGTTCTCACGTGCCATTTCACGCATTTCGAGCTGACAGAACTTGTCGTTGATAACCTGAGTCTGCTCTGCGATAGCCTGTTTGAGCTGGCAGGTTTGGTCTGCGAAAGCATAGTTGGTCGCAGCGAAGCCACGCTCAACCGAGCTGTTCACGAAGTTGATAGAGTTCTGCAATGCGTTGGTCTGCTCGCAGATTGCGAGGCGGTTCTCTGCGCCGAACTGAGAGATGAGCTGTTTGAGGTCGCAGCAGCAAGAGCAGAGCTGGCTGATAATGCTGTTGTTGCCCTGCATCACAGCGGTCACAATTTGGTTGGTGTTCTGACCCATCTGATTGCCGAGGTTGCAAATCTGACCGCCGAGGGCGTTGATTGCAGCCATTACAGCATCCGATGAAGTGTTGAGTGCGGTTGCGAGGGTGGAGATGTCGAAGCCGTTGCGCTGAACAGCCTGCATGATTACAGCAGTGTTTGCGTCGTTGTTGAGCATGGGGACTACGCCACCTTGACCGTTGCCGCCCCAGCTACGGTTTCCTCCACCGAAGCCGAAGCCTCCACCATTGAATGCACCCATAAGGATGAAAAGGAGCAGGATTCCGAAGATTCCGTCACCGCCCCAGCCGTTCTGTCCGTGATTCTGACAGAGAGCCACGAGATTGGGGTCTACGCCCTGACGCTGTAAAAGTGCAGGAAGCATGGCAAGTATGCCGTTTGAGCCACTTGTGCCGCCCTCACCCAAAGTAAAAATACGAGTATCAGACATATGTTTGAAATAGATTTTACATTGCGGAGCACCATTGCTCCGTGATGCAAAGTTATTTCGCAACACATTGGTATAAAAGTAGTTATTTCATAGTTGTTTCGGAGTTATCGCCGAGTTGTTTCGTAATTTTTGCATGGATATTTCGCAGCGACTTATTTGCCTGTAAGCGAGCGTCGAAGGTGGTGATGATATAGTGGATGCTTCGTGGGGATAGATTAAATATCGAGGCTATGCGAGAGGGATAGATGTCCTTGCCGTGGAGAAGCCGGATGGCGAGATGCCGGGCGTCGACTGCCTCGGCTGTGCGGGATTTGGAAAGGATAAGTTCACGGGAGACTTCAAGTTCGTCGGCTACGAGGTCAATCACGGATGATGCGTATTCTAAGATTCGTGGCATTATTCGGGAAGTTTAACGGTTGGAAATGAACAGAGCGCGGTGCTCTGCGTTATAAGTTTATACGATAGGAATTATCCACCATATAGTCCTTGCAACACAGAGCCTCGCGCTCAGTATGTCATTCCGGGAAGTCTGACAGAAAGTGTGGCGGGGGCTATTTTACTGCCCTCTTGGGATGCTCGTATTTCAGCCCGTTCAGTTTCTTATTGGGAGGCATACGGCCGGCGCATCCCTCCTTGCGGCAGTGCCACAGCTTATAATGTTCTTTAAGACTGCGCTCGGATTCCTTTTCCTCCGTCAGCTTGATTATCCTCTCGTTCGCTCGGTTCAGCTCCGTCTCGCTCTTATAAAGGCGGTCAGACAGCTCACGGTTGCGGTCGATATGCTTGTCAACCGTGGCGTTAAGCGACGAGAGACGAGAAGTCAGCGAGTCTACAAGTTTAAGCAGGTTGTCGAAGCGATGGTCTTCCACCTCGCTCGCCTCCGCTTCGCTCTTTTCCGCCTCTGCGTCCTTGATGCGCCGGTTCGCCTTGCCGTAGAGGATGAAGCCCAGCAAAGTCGAGCATCCGAGAATCAGTTCAAGTATTATTCTTACTGTTTCCATTACTTATATTTATTTCCTAAATTTCCTAATCAGCCATATTACGGCTATGCAGACTACGGCTATGATTACCCCGATGGCGATACCGCCGAAGTCCAGCTTTGTCTGCTCCCACTTTGTCAATTTTCGCTCAACAGGGTAGGGGACAGGCACGGAGTCTGTGCGCTCGATGTACAGCGTGTCATGCACCTCTTTGGTGCGCTCGCGCCATCGGTCGCGCCAGTCAATCACCGTGTCTCCCTTGACAAAGATAAAACGGGTGTCATTCTGTATAACCGTGTCGGTGAGCCATCGCGTCACCACGTCTTTCTCCGTCCTGACCGTCTCCACCGGCTCATACACCGTGCGGGTGCATGACATGCACAGCATTATAGCAATTATAAGCAGCCACCTCATAGCCGTAGCACCTGACGTTTCACATCTTCTTGGTCGAGGCTCACATGCACCCATGAGAAATTCTTCTCGTCGATTAGTTGGGTGAACGGAAGTTTCAAGTCCATTATCAGCTGAAACAGCCTGCGGTTCTCCACCTTGTTACCTGTGGAAATGTCAGCAGCCATTCCGCGCATGTGGTGCGAAGTCTTGCTGCCTCCGACAATCCTGTTCAGTTCCGGACACCGGTAGCCCGATGTCACGGTTATCGGCTTTCCCCACGCCTCGCGCAGAGGGTCAAGCACCTTGTCGACAAGCGCCGCGATGTTCCTGCGAGCGCTCTCCGGCGCCGTGTTGTCGATGCCGTGTTTATAAGCGGTCTCGCTCCGCTCAAACTCCTGAAATGAGAAATACTTCATGTCACTATCGCGTTTCTATTCTACAAGATTGGCGGCTATCAGAGTGATAAGCGCGCCACGTCCTATCTCTTCCTTTCTTGGTGTGCCGTCAGCCCCGGCGGCAGCTATCTGTATCGTGCCGTCCGCTCCGAGCAGACCGATGATGTCGGCAAGCTCGCGACGTGTGAGCGCCGACGGAGTGGCAGGCACCGTCTTCTCTCCCTCTTTTTCACGGGCACTGCCATATAGGGCGTTCAGCTCGTTCAGTTCGTCAAAAAATTCCTTGGCGGTCTCGCGTGTCTTTTCAGCCGCCTCAATCTCTTCATCCGACGGCATTGCCGGTTGCTCTCCCGTGCCGTCCCACTCCTTGTGAGCCTTGATGCGGCGGTCGGTCTCCTCCATTACGCCTATGGCTTGCGCGCGCTCGTCAAACCCCTCTTTCTTCATCTTTTTTAGCGCCTCCTGCATCCGTGACTCATAGTCCTGCATTACCGCGCTCCATCCCACCTGAGCCATCACGACCGATGCAGCCGTGTCCTGCGGCAGCTTCCTGCCGTCTATGGCTATGGGGATTAGCGATGCCACACGTGTGATAAACTCTGCCTGCTTGTATGTCACTTTCTTTTCCATTGTCTTTTCTGTCTATTGGTTAATTATTCTGCTGTCACATTAAATGTCGTTTCACAAACCGTGGTGATAAATTCCTCCACCGCCTCAAGTATCGCCCCGCGACCCTTGGATGTCTGATAGGTCACCGACAGGGATTCCGCACACCCTTGTGAATTGAAGTCCGCAAGATGACCGTTGGTCTCAAGGTCGGTCACGATGCCCTGATGCACGTTTGTCACGCGCCCCTCGCTCGTGTCAGCCATCGCCGTGATGCCATACTGTCTTGCCTCGTCACCGCTGTTGTTCACTTCCACCGCCGCGCTCACCACGCGACCTGTTGTCACATTTTTCATAATCGTTTTGTTTTAAAGTTTATATTATTGTATGTATATGTATCATTATGTCACCGTTCCCCCTGCGGCGGGCTTCATCGGCACAACGCCTGTCTTTGAGTAGCCGCCGTCAAGATTCACGTCCACTGTGATATTGCCGTTGCGCCCGGTCGTGTCAAACATCGCAACCTCCGTATGTTTCTCTCCAGCCTTCACGGTAAACTCTTCTATCGTCTTGGTCTCCCTGCCGCTTCCGTAATGCAGCGTGAAGTAGCCGCCGCCCGTATAGGCGCGCCCCGTAGCCTTGACCGTAAGCGTCACGCTCACCATTGATTTGCCGCTTGTGCCGCCATCGGAAATAACCGGAGCCAGCTCCTTAGCCGTAAGGGTGAGCTCAAGACCCTCCGCTTCCTGCCTGGTCGTATAGGTCAGCTTCACCACAGGCACACCCGGCACCCTCACCAGCGAGTTTGCCACAAGCGCGGCGAGCGTGCCGTCGTCATTCTTGTACCGCTGCCTGTTCCTTGCAAGCACCGGCACCACCCATAGCGACGACCCGGTTGACCTTGACGGCATCTCCCAGCTCACCGGCACCATGCCGGCATTGCTGTCGGCGGTGAAGAAACACAGGTAGTCTTTCGCCTCACATGCCGCCGCAGTGTACACCACCAGCCCCGCCCATGCCGATTCAAGCGTAGGGCTGTCGCCGCCCGACATCTCCGGCAGGCTGATGTCTCTAAGCCTCAGCACCGAGTCATCGCCCGTGGTGGCGCGCAGACCGAAAGTCACCGTCTGACCGCTGTACACCTTAACCGCCGTAGCCGCGTTGTCCTCGGTTACCGTCACCGCAATCACCCCCGTCACCGATATGCCGTTGTATGGCGGCTGCGCCCTGTGGTTGTAGCCGTCAAAGTCGGTCAGGCGGTAAAACGTCCTCGGCGGGGTGTAACGCCATGCCGCGTCCGCCGACCCTGCAAGGTTGGGAGCGTTCACCACCTCTGCCGACAGCCCGCAGTCGCCCGCGGCGCCCTGATAGCCCGCAATGCCGCCTGTCGCCGTCTGCACCCAGCGCAACACCCCGTCTACCTGCCGTTGCTCCCAGCGTTTATGCAAGTCCCACTCGGGCACCGGGGCTTCCACAGGCTTGTACTTCGCCCACGGTCTGATGTGCCCGTGGCTGTTGGCGCAGGCATACCCCGTGTCTATGCGTGTCAGTCCGAGCACCTTGCACACATCCGCCTCCAAGTCCACAGGCGCGCTTATCTTTCCGTTGCTGTTTGCCATGATTGTCACTCCTTTGATTCAAGTTCCTCAATCCGCGCTTTCAGCCTCTTCACCTCGGCTTTCAGCAGCTCCACCTCGTCGGCGACACCCACCAGCCCGCGTGCCACGGTCACAGCCTCGCAATGGGCGAGCGCGCCGTAGTCGACCGCCAGATACCCGTCGCCGCCCTTGTACACCACCTCCGGCAGCACCCTCTTTACCGACTGCGCCACGGTGCCTGCGTTGACCCTCTCCTGCGACGCCTTCCATCTGAACCTCACCGAGGGCAGCGCGGCGACGTCCCTGAACGAAAGCCCCGTGTCGCCAAGTATATCCTTCAGCCGCGCGTCAGAGCGGTTGGTGATTGACGACCCGCTGATATTGCCTGTAGAATATATACCGCCTACGACATGAAGCTTCGCGCTTCCGGCGACATGTCCATATCCACCCACAATCATGTTCTTGTTCTTGTCAAAAGCCATCAACGCCACCGCTGACTCTGTAACCGAGCCCCCGAAGTTGTTATTGCTTTTTAGCAATGTCCATAACGAGAATATGCCATATGTATTCTGCGTACTGTTGCTTGTATTCCCGTTACCAACAGCCATGATGAGTGTGCGGTATGATCTGTTATATGCAGTTGAGTACATGTACACCTGTCCGCGAAGACCCACCTGTCCGGCAAGAGTGTTGCCCGTGAACGTCTTCGCTCCGCTTACCGTCTGCGCAGTATTGAGTGTCATGTAGTTGGCGAGCGACTGATGCGCCGTCAGAAACTCGCTTGCCGAGTGGGTCACGATGTCCCCAAATGCACCCTTGTTGCAGTATGCGAGATTAGATGCCGTACCTGAATATGCACCGTTCCAATATGCGATAGCCGACATAGCCAAAGCCTTGCCCCTGTCTGCGGTAACACCCCATCCGATGTCGCCTGCTGAATTTTTGGTTATTAGGTCTGCGGGGTTCGCTTTCAACTCCATCAATTCCTCGCCATCCCATAGATACATTGCCATTGTGGATACATCTATGTAGATAACATTACCACTGTCTGTGATGAAGTTATTAGAGTTCATGCGCGGGTCAGAGAAGCCAGTCCATGCACCGTAATAAGAACCTTTGAATGAGATTACAAATCGTTTTGCTGTACGGTCGAAGGAAATTGGACTAAAGGTGTTGTCGTTGACGATAACTCCTGAGGGAACCACCGTGACACCGCTGACAAAACCCCTGAACAACCGGATATTTGACACATCCGCAGGAATATTTGCGAGGCTTATGCGCCCTTCGGAATCAAACTGAGCTATGCCATTGGCTCCACCAAGCCCTCTGACACTTCCGTCTGCCATAAGCACCTGTGATGACGTGCCGCCACTCTTGATAATCTTGCCAAGCACGGTGAGGTTGCCGGTGGTATGCTCAATGGTAAGATAAGGGGTAAAAGTCGTGCCATTGGCATTGTTATCAAGCGATGCCCCCGTTCCGCTACCACCAATATAGAGCTTTTGATTTGCGCCGGTGCCAGCGAAATTGCCCCATATGCCGAATTGGTCGTCATAGTTGTTCTCTTGGAAAACAAGCGCTCCCGCAGAATGGCGATGGGCTGCACTGGCGGCAGTCGAACCAAGAAGTTTAAGGCTTGCACTGTAAATTGATTTGCGCCCCGTAATGGTCTGTGCGGTCGCCACCGTCACGTAGTCAGCCGCGCTCTTGGTCGCCATGTCCCCGAAACGTCCACGGTCGCAATACGCGAGGTCTGACCTCCTCACTTCTGTCACAGAGCCGTTTACCATCGAGTTCATCTTGTATGAGCCATCCCATCCGCTCAGAACGTCACGCGTCACAACGGGGTCATTGTTTATAGCGATATTGCGAATGTCTATGGCGTTGTCCGAAAGGTCATCGTAGGTAAGCACCTCCCTCACGCTGCCATTGGCGGCAAGAAGCTGAGAGGCAGTTCCCCCTCGCTTCACGAACGAAGCCGCAGTCACCGATGATGTCGCGCTAACCACGCCCGCAGCCGTGACGCGGAACTTGCTGCCGTTATTCCCGACTTGCAGCTCGCCGTCAGTGCGGATGATGCCGATTGCGCTTATGCTCCCCACGCCCGTCATGTCGCCGTTCACATTCCCCGTTCCGTCGAAGCTCTGACCCCACAGCGTGCGCGGGGTCTGTAGCTTCGTGGCGGAGGCTACGTTGTCCGATGTGTTTGCGAGCCGCTGCCAGTTGGGCGCATAGCCGCTGCCGTGGTTGCGGTAGACATACACGGCGTTTGTCACCGCACCGTCAGTCGATGCAGGGGAGGTGGTTATGCGTATCGTATACTGGCTTGTAGAATTACTAAGCACCTCAATCACCGCTCCCGCAAGCTGAATGTTGCCAAGCCCCGTGTCTGTGATGATGTCGTTATTCGCATACGACCATGAGCATTTGACTGCCCAGTATCGCCTTGAAAAAGCGCCAAGCGCAGTAAGCTTCTCGATAAACTGGGCTGTGGTGATATTTGCCCGTGCCGAACCGTATGTGAAATTAAGGTCGTTACGCATATACGCATAGTTCACGCCATGCACCCCGTCAAGCAAATCAGCGTCAAGTCCGCTACCCGAGCCGTCGTTGCCGGAGTCCCAAATCGTTGACAGGGACTGCAAGTTGCCACGGTAGTGCAGTAGTGATGTGTTATTGGAGCGTATTACGCCTTGGGAATCAACTGTGCCGACACTCCATTGCTGGTTGGTGACACCTTGCCATGATGCAGGACGATATGACAGGAGTCCGTTTAAGTTATTGCTGTTAATCTCATCAACGACAAGTCCGCTATTCGTACTTGCACCTCCTGTGATAGTAAGACGCCCCGTCATCGTGTCGCCGCTCTTCTTCACATAAGCAGTCAGATTAGAGCCGATTACAGAGTTGAAGTTCACCGAGTCAAGGATGGTAGCCCAAGGCGACCACGTGGTAGTGTTGTCACGACAGTTGCGGTAATACAGGCTTGTATGCCCCGCGTTCGACCCCGACCATCCCATCAGCAGCTCGCCCGCGCCGGCAGCCGTCGACCCTTGCACCGCCAATACGTTGCCATAGGTGGTCGGATAGCCGTTGTTATACACCTCATACAGCCTCACCCCCGAGCCATGCTTTGCACCGCTTACAGCCGTGAGCCTCCCGTGAGAGCGCAACACCCTCGACTCCGCGGCATATTGAACCGTAATATTGTTTACCGCCCCGTTCTTCGTCCACGTCAGCCAATCGCCCGCAATCCCCAGCGCGGTCACGTATTTCGCGTCAGCCTCCGCCTCAGTATAATAGCGGCTGTCAAGGATGGAAGCGTAATTCAGCGTGTCAAGTATCCTTATCCATGACGTATGCGCCAGGCTGCCGTTCCTTACACACTTCCAATATAAGCTGTCTTGATTAAACGGAACGGCAATATCAGTGTAATAGCCGGCGTTGTTCGCATGGTTCAACCTCAGTATATGCCACCATGCCGATGTCGGGGCATCGTTGACCTTTGCGGTGCATCCTGCGGTCGCATTGATGTTGAACCATTGGAAACGCCCCACGCCATAGGTCATGTCGGGATTGTTCGCCAATCCGTTGGCATTGGTCGCATACGGCACCGTGATTGCCTTTCCCGTCACTCCATAGATGACAGGCGCAATCTGATTACCGCTCACCGCGAGACCCGTCACAAACGTCAGCTCGGCATTTTCCTTCGTCAGATACTTGTCAAGCGCGCTCTCCGTCACATAATTGCCAAGCAGGTCAGCCACATCGGAGTTGGTCGCATAATCGTGGCTGTCCACGCTGCCGTCAGCCTTTAGGAACTGAGAGGAAGTGCCGCCCGACTTGACAAACGATGCTGCCCGTACGCTGTCAGTAACGCCTATCTTGCCTGTCACCTTGATAGCACATACCGTGTTTGCCCACGGGTCTGAGTAAGTGTTGCCCGTAGCGACAAACTTATGCTCGCCGCTAAACGTCTTAACCCCCGTGATAGTCTGCGCCGTGTTCAGCGTCACATAGTTCGCGAGGCTCTGATGCGAGGTAAGGAACCCCGAGTCATTCGTCAGATGACTCGTATGGGTCGGCACCGCCAGTGTACCCGCACCCTTTGCCGGATTATACACCGACTTAATCGAGAAAGCACCACCTACGATAGTCAGCGGATAGATGCTCTGATGCGCAGTAAGTGGCGTGATGGAAGCCCCGTTTATCGTTATTGTGCCGGAGGAAATCTTGGCGTTCTTGTCGGTCAGCACCGTGTGCCATGTGCCCGCTGTACCCGTTGCCGAACGGTCATCAAACACCTTTATTCCCCCGAAAGCATCCACCGCAAGACGCGCACGTCGTATGTCATCACCGCTGTTGTAGCACGTCTGCGTCAGCATCATGAACGACTGTGAGAAAGGCGCGTTCTTCAATGTAGCCGAATTGCCGTCAGTGTCGCTGTAATAGAAATGGCTGCCCGTAATAGCGGCAATGTCCGTGTTGTTGTCAAGCTTAACCCTTTCCAAGTAATTGGCAAGGAGAATCAAAGGGGCATACTGTACATGGGTGTGGCTGGTGATATTGCCTGTCAGTACCGCCTCCACCTGCGCCTTGGTGATTGCCGTCAGATAGCTGCCCTTGGGTTGGAAGCGACCGTCCGCCTCCGTCTTGGTGTACGCGTCCGTGATGCCATATCCCGCGAGCGTCGTGGGCTTGCCCGATGTTATCTTGCTCCAGTCAAGCGACGGGATGTTAGCCGACGACAGATTCACCACAAGCGTCTCGCCATCCATTTTCAACCCGCCGAACACGCCCACCTTGACACCGCCCTTGACAGTCGCCGCTGCCGTGGGTAGCGTGTAATTGTTAGCCCCTGCCTCAATCCCGTCAAGCTTAGCCTTGTATGCTGTGGTGAAGTCATTTGTCGACAGCCCCTTGCCGCTCACCTTGTCAACCTTGTTGGAGAGCAGCTTCGCCAGCGTGTCAGCCTCGGTGTATGTGTCAAGAAACGCCACGACCTCCTCCCACTTGTTGATGACCGTGTCGGAGTCCGTGCCCGTGATGGCTGCGAAGTCAGCGACCACCTTGTTCCACTTCGTGCGCTCGGCAGCCGTTATGTGCATGGTGGTGTTGCCTGTGTGCGACGAAAGCGTAGCCGCGCTCGCCACGTCGGTTATGTCTATGGTCTTGCCCGCCTCGTTAGGCTTGTAGCTCCCCACGACCGCCCCGTTCTTCAATATCACAAGCGAGTATATGCTCTGATGTTGTGTGAGGAAACCGCGTGACTCCACCCAACCCTCGGTGACATACTTGTGTTCGGTCAGATAGTCGGCAAGGAAGCTTTCGCTGACACCACCGCCGCTACCCAGTTCATCCACTTTCACCATGTCGTTGCCGTCCCAGCGGTAGAAGCCGTCCCAATAATACAGCACGTCGCTGCGCGGCACCCATCCGCGCACAGGCTTCCCCGTCGACAGCACGGAGCCCACAAGCTTCGCGTCTTTCCAGTTGGGGTAGATGTCCGACGGGCTCGTTATCACAGACCATATCGGGTAGCCCGTGGAGGCTACAAGCGTCTTGCTTATGGTGTCATAGAGTATTGTCGGTGTCCCGCCCATTGAGCTCTGCGGCAGGTCATCCGTGAAGTCAAGCTGGACAAAGCGCGAGATATACACCACTATAGGCGAGCTGTAGGTCTCCTTTTTTGTATAGTGGTCGTCAAGCGCAAGGCTTACATACGTCTGCGTCTCCGCAATCGTGTATGCGTCAGCGATGCCGTAGCCCTCAAGCGTCGTCGCCTTGTCGGCTTTCCCTGCGAGCGCGGTCACGGTCGCATATCCCTGCGTCCTCACCCATGTCTGCGTGGCGTAGCCGTGCTGCGTCAGATACTCCTGTAGCTGCGCCGCGTCAAGCCCGCCGCCGCTGCTGCCTCCCGAAGAGCCGCCACTGCCGACACCCCTTGCCGAGACAAACGATGTCGACCATAAGCCAGTCTTTGCTTTGAGCGACGTTACCGTCACGCCTGTCTGACCGACCCTCTGCCAGCTCAGCTCACGCTCGGTGCTGTCTATCTCGGTGTCAACCCCGACAGGCACGAGAAGCTGCTGAAGACCGATGTTGAAGTTGGCAAGGGAGTTAAGTGTGGTCTGTAATCCGTTTATGTTTGCGACGTCAAATGTCACGCCCGAGCCGAATGTCATGCCACCGTCCTTGCTGAACTTGATGCCCGTAAGGTCGTTGCCGAGCCATCCCGAACCGTCGGCGCGGAAGCCGATGTTGCCTTTTGCGAAATATGCCGAGCCGTCCATGCGTATAAGCGACGCTGCGGGACGCTTCCCCTGCGTAAACACAAGGCGGTTGTCGTTTGCGTCAAAATAGTCAAGCATGTCGCCGCCATACCATGCCGCTATGGTGCGCCCGTTGCCATAGACACCGTTCATGCCCGACCATGTGGTCTGCGTCGTGAAGTCTTCGTTGTGCTCGCCGAGGCGTATCTGAGACGAAAGCATCAGACCGCCAGCTATCGTTGTGACGTCAGCCATCGCCTTTTTCAGATACTCATATCCCGCCACCGCTTTCTTCGCCTCTTCCTTAGCCACATAGTCGGCATATTTCTTGGCTGCGTCGGCGATAACGCCCAATGCCGTGGTGCGCTGATTGTAGTACTCCGTCTGATTGGCGGCGAAAGAGGAGGGGATAGTGATGTTTTCGGGCGTGGCGGCACTCAGCACAGCGAGCTGCTCGCGATATGCCTTGTGTGCGCTGTTGTATGCTGTGGGCGTGCCGAGTCCATAGCGTGCGTACTCGGCGGTGATATGCGCCTTGTCGCCGTCGATACGCGCTATCTCGTCTTTGATGCCCTGCTTCTCGGTAGGGGAGATGACACCGTCAGCCGCCCATGAGTCGAGGCGGTCTTTCGCGTCCTTGGCGTCAGCCTTGGCGTTATCAGCGGCTTTCTGCGCATTTTCGGCTGCGACAAGGGCTGCGTCGGCATATGATTTCAGCGTGTCCTGTATCGCCTTGTTGGCAGCCTCAACAGCCTTCCCGAAAGCGCCGTTGGCACTGTTGAAGTCGGCAAACGCGCTGTCCACCGCCGCACTCTCCTCAGCCGTGACCTTGCTGTCGGCTATGGCGTTGTTGATTGCCGCTATGAGGGTGTCAATCCTCGACATCACATTGTCATAGGCGGTTTTCAATGCCGCCTTGGCGTTGCCCGTCAGATAGGCGTTGGCATACAGCTTTTCATATGTGCCCTTTATGCGCTCCTTGTCGGAGTTTACCGTATTGATATAGTGGGCTATGCCCGAAGCCTCAGCCTCGGAGATTACACCGTCCTTGAACGCACCGTCGACATAGGTGTTGAGGTTGCTGACGGAGGTCTGCGCCGCATCTGCCGCCGCCTTAGCCGCGTCAGCCTCGCTCTTGGCATTGTCTGCCGCATCCTTGGCTTGCTGCGCGAGCGTGTCATCGGTATAGCGGTCTTTCTTTACCCAGTCGGCTGCGCTCCATGCCGCCCCCATGTCGCGGATTGCCGCCACGAGAGTCCCCGCCTTGTAGGCGACGGCGGGACTGCCGAGGGAGTAGTCGCGTTCAAGAAACCACAGGTCGCGCTCCTTGTAGCCGTCGGTCGGCTTGCTGACAAATATCGAGGACTTGCCGTCTATCTCATCGAACACGGAGTCGGGTATGGACTGCTCTTCCCATGCCGTGCCGTTCCAGTACCATGTGGTGCCTTTTTTGAAGTTGGTGCCCGCAATGTCGGCGGTGCAGTACCACAGGTCGCCCTTGTGCATGGCTTTATCCGCTGCTGTAGTCCACGTCACGGATGGGTCGGTCGGCTGTCGCCACGTCTGCGCCTTGCCGTCAATCTGCGTCTCGATGTCTTTTATCGTCTGCTGATAGCCCGAGATAAACGCGTTAAGGGCTGAATCGTCGGTATAATTGGATGCGAGCCCCCAGTCGGAGATGGCGAAAGAACCTGTAGCGCGTGATTTAAGGCACCGCAGTATGTCATTGCTGTACTGCTTGCCGTAGGTCGCGTTCACCCACAGGTCGCCCTCGTCGTATGGAGGCACGGGCTGCGAGGTGAATATGCGACGCTTGCCATCTGCGGTGTCCTGCGCTTTTTGTGCTGCTGCTAACGCCTTGGTTATCGCATCGTCGGTTATGGTGTTCCAATAGTAGCCGCCTTGCGCGTTCTGCGAGAAGCGGTAGGCGGTGCCCGTGTTGTTGTCGTAGTAGAGGTCGCCGAGATGCTGTATCTTCAGCGCGTCGGTATTCCAGCCGCTCGCGGGGTAGTTGCCGAGCGTCGGCACGCCGTTGTAAAACCACGTCTCGATCACCCCGTCAATCTGATTCTGAATCCCCTCTATCTTCGGGTCGACTATCGCATCGACAAACCCCTCGATGTCCTCCTGCTTCACTGGAGGTGACACCTGCTGAATGTAATCCGCAAGGCTTTGGTCTCCGATGGTGGTGTTTACCGACAGCGTGACATTGTTAAGATTGAATCGGCGGTTGATGTACTCTATATATGAACCGTCTCCCTTGCCCGAATAGGGTACAAGGTCTTTGTTGCCGACAAACCAACGGCTTTCTCCCGCCTGCTTGCCGACAAAGTAATATTCCACGCCCTCGGCGTTTACAGAGTCAAGGTTTTCGATGTAGCGTTCATAACCACCGCCTACAACATCACGCACTTTGACATACTGGCGTGTCTTATCGGTGTAGTTGCCGAAGTGGATTATGTTATCCTTTTCTGCGGGTATTCCTGTGCCGTTGACATCTGTCTTGGATAGGGTGATACTGTCAACGCCTACGGCAATAACCCTGCGCTTGTAGAATTTCAGTTCTTGATTTTCGGGGGTCCAGCGGTTGCAGTATGCCACGTCATCGACACGGAATAGATTTGCCACTGAGCCGTTCTTTTGGTCGAAGTAGCAGACATATCCCTCGGTGGTGTCAACTGCATGCGTCACCTCCATAAATGCGGCTGTGTCAATCTCCATGCCGCCACGTCCCTCAGCTTGATTTATCACGAGGGTGTTGACCTGCATTTCCTGACGCACGTTCACACGGTCAGCTTCCAGCACCCAGTTGCCGTTCTCGTCCTTGAAGAATCCCCACCCGGCACCACCTACGATTCCTGCACGGAAATTGCCGCTTGTCAGCAGGGAGAAAAATCGGGTAGGGGAGTAGCTTATATCAGATATGCCGTCCTTGCGCAGGTACAGTTTGTCGCCCACGGCTCGGACTATCTGCTCCACATTCGAGATTGAGCCGAGTAGCCTCTGCATCGCGCTTATCTCCCCCTGCATCACAGACACCGGATTGGCAGAGGTGGTGTATTCGTTACTCAGCACAATCTCCACATCGGGATTGAGTGCCGCATCATCACTCGACGGCTCACGGAAGGTGTATGTCAGCGATTGCAGATAGAGTGTCTCGTATGCCCTGTCACCCATCGGCTGAATGAACCGCTTGTCGGCTATGCGCAGCGAGTTGCCTACTCGAAGCTGATTGATAAGCGCGTCGGGTTTGCCCTCATTGTTGAGACGTACACGGTCGGTGGTGACTACAAAAGTAGGCTTTATCTCCTTGACCTCTCCGAGGTGGTCTTTTTTCCAATTATCAAGGCGAATTTCAGCATCGACAACATAGGGGACGTGCGTCATTTCCGTGCCGATAAAGGCGAATGTGTCACCCGCGTTGCCTTGCTTCTGTGTGGATGGCACATACAAGCCCGTTGCTTCAAGCTCCGCATCACTCTTGGCGAGCTTTATGCGCCAATATGAGTCGTGTCTTACGCCGTTTGCGTCGGTATAAGTCTTGCTCGTATCAGGCACGGGGAAGTCGACAATCGTAAACTCGTAGTCCTCATGCAGTAGCATACCCGAGGTGAACACTACTTTTGCGGTGTTGCCCTCACGGTCGCCGAGTATCGGTTTCCATACTCTTTCAGAGTACTGTGAATCTGTTTCTCCTGTAAGTCTCTTTGAACCCCAAATGTCTTTTACCCAAATGTTGAATGTGTTAGCCCACTTGTCATCAACAATCGTGGCAGACTCGATTTTGGGTGATTCGTAACCGACGGTGACATAGATATAATACCCAAGCTCTGATTGGTAATCAACTTCAACGTCAAATGCCGCAGACCATACCCATCGCCCCTCAGGGATTCCCGTACCGCTATGGGCTTCGCCTGTGACGGCATTCTTGACGGTAATTACAGGACTGCTACTTATTACTATGCGGTCTGTAATATCTATTTTCCTGTCTTTATTGCCGAAGACGTGATGATATGCAGTCTTGGTGTACACGCCCGGTTCAAGCACTGCTGTCTGACCCGGAAGCACCGTAAATTCAGGAAAGTCGACAATGATAGTCTCTTTTGCCATCTCATTGGTCTTTACGGTGAGTGTCGCCCCCTTGACGCCTGATAGTTGTGCATCGTTCTCAACGCTTTCCGCAACATCGTCACTTTCAATCTGCTCCACGCCCACAACCACGTCAAGCCCTGTACCCTGTATGGTCGGGTAAACATCTTCGTTGTTGTCAAGCGTCGCCGACAGCGGGCCGTAAACATCAATCGACGAACCTTTCTTTACGAATGGTGAATAGTCGGGATAAATCTGCACCTGTCTGTCACCCTCCTGCGGATTGAGGGTGATTTCATCCGCCACAAACTCCACGGGGTGAAACTTCTCGTCGGTGAACCCCTTTCGGTAAGCCCACGGAGAATAGGCGTTATTCTCGCCAACGGGAGTGTAGCCGGGGTATTTGGATATGTGCGCCGCTTTCCACCCCTGTATATAGGAGCGGTATGTGGCGGGCATGAGGTTGGTAAAGTATATGTTTTTCAGTTCCTCAACCCAATCGGGGTCTGGAGCGAAATCCTTGTTGTTCGGGTCTGTATCCTTGAAGTAGCGGAACGGGATATTGGTATCACCGCCACGTCCCTTTATCATGTTGCGAATGTCCTCGCTTTGAACCTGCCTTTCAAGTTTCAGCAGACCGCCCTCGAAGCCGTACTCGAATATATGGTCAACCTCCGTGGTCGGATAGCCGATTTTGATTACGTAACGCTCGCCGCCTTTTATGGTGTTGTCGTTATCCTCACGAGGCTCTATCGCCCAGCGCACGCCATACTTGTCATGGAAAGCGTCGATAAGCACGTTCCATATATACGAATGGTTTATTTCTATGGCAGTCGGTGCGTTGTCATACTGCCATGCCGGATTAAGGTCTATGGTGATTGTGTCGCCGTAGTAATACCTCAGCACCTGCCCGAAAAGGTCGCAGAAGTCTTTGAGATTGAGCTGCACACTCGCCACCTCCTCATCAGCAACCGCAGTCCCCGTATCGATAGGCTGCATCGTCACGAAAGTCCACCGCTTCAACTGCCATATAGCCCAGTGTTGAAACGTGAGGTCGATTGTGGATTTGAGGCTTGTATTCTCCTTCGCTCCCTGCGGCAATCGCAGAGGCATGATATATTTCTCCCCCTGAAAAGCCACCTCCCAGTCCTGCGAGAAATCCGGCACGATGTCGCCGTCTATCTTTACCTGCGTGGTTATGGTTTTCTCCCCCATGTCGGCAAGGTTCACCGTAGCATGAGAGAGTGTGGCATATTGTTTTCCTTCTATCTTCGGGAAATTAAGCTCTTGAATTGCGGGTATCAATCTTCTTCATAGGCGTAGGCTCTCGGCTCAAAAGATTAAACACTCATATTGAAATCACACAGCGTCGGGTCGCTGACGTGGATTGTCAGTTCCACAATCACGCAGTCCATAGCCGAACCGTTCTGACGGCGGTAGTAGTCTTTCTCATCGACACTCTCGATTATTTCGGGAATGCCGACAATCTTGCACCGCTTGTAATCGTCATACAGCGTCACGGTCTTGCACCGCTTCACATCACTGTTTGCAATCTTCTCACGCACCGCATCGTTCCATGCCTTGATTTTGGCGTTGGCGTTGACAAGGTTCTTGTTTGGTGTTTCAAGCAGGAAGCTGACCTTGTAGTCAAACTCATCGTCAACCGTCCGTGGGTCTTCATGCGCCCCGGCTTCCTCGGCATAGCTTGTCGAGTCCCGTTTCTTTTCAGGAGGCGCGAAACGCCGGTCGCCCACCTTGTAGATGAATCCCCAGCCCTTTACGGTGTCGAGAATCTGACCTTTCTCTATCTGTATGCGGGCGGTTATCATAGGTCGATAAGTTTTATTATGTGGCGCACGAACTCGCAATTATCGCCTACTATATAGTCCACACTATTGTTGCCTTCGTCTGTCACATAGAGCGGGATTCTTATAGAAGGATTGTTCGGCTGATTGCAGCTTACGGTCATGTTGCAACCGTTGGCGAAGTACAGCATCGGTATCACGGCGTTGTCATAATCCATCGCCACCTTGATTGTACCTTTGCAGTCGTGGAAGATATAGACCTGCCTCTCGCTGAACACTTCGCCGTTGAAAGTCCTGCCTACAAACACCCCTTTCTCCTCGCAGTCCGAAAACTCGCTGCGCAGGATTTCAAGCGACGGGAAGCTGCGCTCCATACACCAGTCGGGGTTGGCGACATAGTAGTCTACCAACTCCTCGATGCTGTCGGTACGCATCTCACGGAAGCCGTCGGCGCAGATTCCTCCACGCTGGGCTTCTTCCATGAGCATTTCTTTTAACTGCATATCATTCATATTGCAAAGTTAATTTATTTAAGTAATATATGCAATATTTATTTTAATGCGGCTTTAAGAATTTAAGAACACATTGAAACCGCTCGTCGCGCCCTTGGCTCGGAACGCACGGTTCAGTTTCTCAGTAGCCGCCTCACACGCCACCGCAGCACGGCGGCACTCCACAACCGTATCGGCAGTGTTTCGTGTAATCGCTTTGTAATTATCCATCGCCTGCTGCTGCCAGTCAGTCCACCCCGCAGAGCCGGAATCGGGTAAGGCAGTCTTCCCCTGCGACATAAGCTGATACATCGCCGCCACATTCTCCGAGATGATAGGCAGGTGGCTTGTGTGATACATGATGGTGTTGCCTATCGCAGCCGCAGTGTTTATCTCCTCCGAAGTCGCCCCGGCAATGTCCTTGGCAATGCCGGTGTACCCGCTGTCAGCATTTCGCAGGCTTTCGACATCAAGCCCCAGCTCCTTCAGCAACTCCATGCGTACACGTAGGCCGTTGTCAATATCATCCTCGGCTTCGTTGTATTTCCTCTGAATATCAACGATGTCCTGCGCCGACAAATCCCCGTCGGCAAGACGTTCGTCTATCATGTCAAAGACTGGTTGCAATGCGTTCTTCACCGCCTGCGCAAGATACGACTCCACAATCATGTGCTTAATCATGTCACGGAATTTCTCCTTGATGGCATCGGTGGTCGAGCCGAAAGAGAGGTAGGCATCAAGCCATGCGTTAGCGAAATCTCTTGCTGCGCTTGCCACGTCCGTGCCAACAATCTGCGCCACCAAATCGTCCTGCAACTCCTTGATGGCATCTGCGGTTTCTCGGGCTTGGTTCTCATATTCCTTTATCTTCTCCTTGTCGGCTTTCTTACCTTTACTGCGCTCCGCCTGAGCTTGTTTCAGATAGGCTTGTTGCTGCGCTTGCAGGTTCTTCAACTGCTGATTGTAATTTTGGAGATAGTCCGCACCAAAGAGCTTGTCAGCCGCCTTTTCAAGTCGTCCATAGGTGTATTCGAGCTGGTCGAGTAGTTCCTGCTGACGCTTGATTTCTTTGTTGGCTTTCTTTATCTTCCCTGCGGAGAAAAGGTTGGTGAAACCCACAAACATTTTGGGAATAGCAGTCAGCGTGGAGGATATGATACCCACCACATTTCCGCTCATAGCAGCCGACACAATATCCTGTATGCCGCCCGAAATGTTATTGAGCGCATCGGCTACATCGTTCCAATACTGCACATCTTCCTCGTCAGCACCCATAGCTTCCGATATATCGGCTATGCCTTTGGCTATGTCGCCCGCCCAATTGAGCATCTGGAAAAGCTCGTTGGCAGAAAGACCGATTGCATCCTTGACTTTCTTCCAGTTCTCAACTGCTTTCTGAGCTGCCGCTTCGTTGGCCATAGCCTCGTCAAGTTTATTCTTGGCATCAATGACCTCCTGCACTGACTTTTCCGAACCTTCGCCGTACTTCTTGACAAGCTCGTCATATTTCTTTCGCGCCTCGTCTGCGACTTTTGCGGCATCAGCAAGTTTTGCATCTGCCTCCTTTGCGCTCTTGGTACCTCCGTCCGCCTCGCCATTTTTCATATAGTCGCGGTACTTCTTGATGGCCATAGTGAGTGTCTTGAACGGATTACGTTTAGCCAACTGCGAGTCAATCTCGTTCATCCGGCTCTGCATCTCCTTTAGCTGTGTAGGCGTGAGGTTATTCCATTCCTTTTTAAGTCCCTCCATGCGCGACTTCATATTCTCCAACATCCTCGTCGAAGCATGGTCGAGGTCGTCAAACATCTGAACGTACATCGGCGAATCCTTGAACGCTTCGTAAGTCAGCGTGCCCTGTTCCTTTGCCTGTTTATCCTTGAAACCCTGTATCAGATTATCGGCGATTGCAAGAAAACCATGCAACTGCTTCAACTCCTCGCTCTGCTCGGCATCAAGGTCGCCAAGACCCAGCAGCTCCGCCACTCTCGTTTCCGCGTAACCCTTTTGGACGGTTATTGCATCAATCTCCGTGCGTGTTCTTCGTGCAAGGTCGAGCATCTTATCCGTGAAACCCTTTGCTTTCTCCACAGCTTTCAGCCAGCCCTCAATAGTTTTTGCAAAGTCCTTCTCCGCATTATCGCTCAGCTTTATAAGTTCCTGATAGGCCTTGCTCTCAATTCCACCCAACGCCTCTTTCTGAGCCTCGGCGAACTTGCGTAGTTTCTTGGGGTCAAACGTGCCGTCCGCACGGAATACTGCGGCATCAATCGTTATCCCTGACGGCTCTAACAGTGTCTCTATCTGTTTTTGTATCTGCTCATTCAGATTTTTCCCCTGCTCACCATACACATGGATTGCCACATTTGCCGCCAACTCCACATCCCCCGTCTGCGAGAGTATCTTCTCATAAAACTCCTTCGCCGTCTTGGTGCGAGAGATGCGGTCGGCGAGGTCTTTGAGCTTCTTCTCCAACGCCTTTTGCAGCGAATTGAGGTCTACATCCTCCAGCTGTGCCACAGCCTCGTCAATCTCCTTGCCGATGTTGGGGAACAGCGGCTTGCCTTTCTTGTCTTTAAGTCCCTGCAATTCTTTCATCTTGTCAATGAAGTGCTGCATATTGGCTTTCAGGTTCTCGTCAGTGAAAGGCAACTCGAACTCAAAGCCGTACTTCTTGGCGCGTCCTTCAAGCGTCGAGATGGTGTTCTTGTATATCTCCTGTATCTTCTCCGCAGCCTTGGTTGCGCCAATCTGCTTCTCCAGCTTGTGATACTCATCGTAGAGCTTCTTCGTCAGCGAGATTTCCTCTTTGAGATTTTGCAGGCGCGGGTCGGACTGGCGACCGCCGGAACCGCCCTTTGTGAAGCCCTGTAAGAATGGGAACAACTCTTTAAGTACCGCTACCTGCATTTGGATTTCCTTGATTTCTTCTTCGGAATATCCTTGGAGAGGTCCGTGACCTCCCTCGGCTATCAATTGGTTGTTAGTCCGCATTTTTTTGAGCTCCTTTTCCAAGTCCTCAATTGATTCTTTTATGCGCTTGGCATAATCTTCTATATTGTCGCCAGCTTTCATAAAATACTTTGTCATTGTGGATAGCTCAACACCCGATGCACTTGCCAGCTGCGCCAACTTTGCCCTAAAAGTCGCCGCAGTCCTGTCATTTGGAGAAATACTCTCAAACAATAGTTTACTTTCGGCAACCGCCTGTTTCGCTTTCTTTGAGGTAAAAAGTTTTGACAGCCCCTCAAAGTCAATGAATGAAAAGCTCTTGTTGCCTTCAACTACCGATTTCGCTTGTTTGTAAAATTCTTCAGGGATAGCAACTCCTTCTTGTGAAGCTATATTTTGAAGATTGGCGAATATGGCATGTATCTGCATATTCCCAATTTCAATCATCTTCTCATATTCAGATTGAGCCTTCGTTGGGTCAAATTCTAAGTTGATAGGAACACTTAGTGCGGTTTGTGGGTTCTTCCTATTATACTCTTGCAATGAATTGAATAATGCTTCTTGCGAACTCCAGTCAAGATTTTTGAGCGCTTTGCCAACATTATCTATTCCCTCAGCATACTCATCAAGTCCGCGTACAGCATTACGGGTGGCAATCTCGTTTTCTTCAAGTAGCTCACGCTCTTTTTGCATAGCATTGGCATAATCGTATAGATAATCCATACCTTTCCCTCCAAACAATTTACCAATGCCTCGGAATCCAACGCCCCAAGCATCAAAGAGCTTGTCAGGATTTAAGATGTTGAGCATATTGCCTGCGGCATCAAGTTGGCTAATGTCGTCAGCAAATTCTTTAAAAGTCTCATTTGTCGCCTTTATCGCAGCATCCGCGTCACCTGAGTACTCTATCAACTTCTCGTTAAGTCGAGCTATAAATTCAAGCTGCTTTTCATTTGATACGCCAGCTTGATTTAGGTAGTCCATTAAGTCGTCTTTGGCTTCTTCTTTAATGGTTGCTGAAGTGCTTTCTATTGCAGTTTTTTTCTCCTCTCCTCGCTTTTTTGCATTATAAGCATCAATCAAATCTATCAACTCTCCGTACTTTCCGCCTAATGCTTTTAGACTATCAAGCTCAAGAGCCTCGCTACCCAATATTTTGCTATACGTGCGGTCAAGTTCATCAAGCGCCTCTTTCTGAGCTTTTGAACCATCTACATTTTCCTCAACTGCTTTCACAAGCTCCTTAAAGCGGTCAACGGACTTTTTACCCGAAGCATCATAGTCTCTATCAATATCTTGTATCTTACTGTTTAGCTTGTCAAGCTCACTTTCGGATTGCATCAGTAATGCTATTATCGTAGTGAGAGCTACCGCCAATGCCGTCAGCGGATTGGAAAGCAATGCCGCTTTCAACCCATAAAGAGCTTTTGAGAAAACGTTTGTGGAAGTCGCAGCACCAATTTGTGCTTTTGTTGCAGATATGGTCGCTGCGGTATAGAGCCTTTGAGTTAAGACAGCAGACATGGCTGATGCTTTTTCAGTTTTAGTCCCAGAAATCGTTGCTGCGGTTTTTAAACGTTGAGCAAGTGAAACAGATTTTAAGTTCATCTGTTCCAGTCTCAGAGCGTTTAGTTTGGCGTTTAACGATGCGATGTGAGCTTGATTTGCTGTGGTTGCCGCCGCAGTAGCTATTGTGGCATTTTTAGTCGCAACCGTATTCGCAACAAGATAGACCGTCGCCCCACTTATTACTATCCCTACTTGCTTCCAATGGAGCATTAGATAACGTAACATTTGAATAGTCATCTTCATGCCGTTGTTGACAGACTCTGTATTGCCGATTTGGTCGTACATCACAGCCGCAGCATCACCGAGTTTTTGCCACATACCATAAAGCGTATTACCCTGCTTTTCCTGCATATTGTAGAATATGCCACCTGCTGAGGTCATATCATCAAAGACTTCTTTTACCATATCGAATGATATGGCTCGCTTTGAAATCATATCCATGACATCAGCCGCAGTTACTAATTCGCCATTGGCTTTTGACAACTTATTGGCAAGTTCCTCAACCAATGGGATGCCCGCCTCTGTTGCCTGTCTGACCTCACTTGCGCGAAGATAGCCAGTGGCGCGTATCTGACCGTACATTAGCACAATTCTATCCATGCTCACACCCAAGCCGACAGAAATATCTGTCAGTCGTTTGGTAGTGTCAAACAACTCGTCTACACCAATCTTATAAGCGGCGAGCTGTTTGGTGTATTTGGTGAGGTCAAGTATCTTGACTGGAGATTTAAGCGCAAATGTCTTTATCTCTTCAAACAACTGATTTGCTCTTGCTTGGTCTTGAATAATAGCCCCAAGCGAAATGCGTTGCAACTCAAACTCTGCGGTAACTTCTCTAACATGCGTGAGAAAACCACTAACATAGCTTACACCTGCGTATGCCGCCATACGCTGAATAAGCCTTGAAAGATATGTGGTTTGGTTGTGATACGCCGAGGACAATTTGTTTGATGTAGACGCAGTTTTTGCCTGCGATTCTCGCATTTTATCCTCAGCCTTAACCGCTGCTTGCAGCGTGGAGGTATAACCTTGCGCTTCGGCTCTTAATGCTCGGAATTTTTCTCGTATAGCCGCACCTGCCGCACTCCCTCGTTCTGCTGCTGTAAGAGCGTTCCATTGCTGCGTCAGTTCTGCAAGTTGCTTGCGGAAGCCTGTCAGTTCCGTAGAAGCACCTTTTGCGACCTTGTTGTCCATTCGCAGTTTAATTGTTATGGGGTGCTTACTAAGAGCCTTTTCTATCCTCTCTAATGCCTTGTCTCCATCTTTAAGGGCTTCTTCAACGCCTTTTTGTAGGTCAAATTTGACCCCGAAAACCATCATATCTGCCATAGCCTTGTGTTATATAGCATATTGTAAATCCGAGTTGTATCCAAAATTTTGATTACCTTTGCATCCTAAAACTTTCAGTATAATTTCATTATGGGAAAACTTCACAATTTTTGGAAATGGTTTAATCGTCCAGCCCAAGTGTTTGAGGCTTTGGGTTATATTGCAGCCGCAGTAGGCGTCTTTATCGCTATTGTTGGGCCGATTGTTTCCTTGGCTTCGGACGCACCTGCATATATGCGTCCCAATCCGATGCAATTTCTTATTATGGGCGCAATAATTGCCATCGTCGCTCCGCAGTTTTTCTTCGCCATATCCAAAGTAGTTAAGGCGGCAGAGAAGTATCTTGGAGAAGAATAACTTTTGCTTCATTCTTGCAGGGTATTAAAACGCCAAAGAGCCACCCGCGACTTCTCGCGAATGGCTCTCGGCTCTAACACTGCAAAGGTAATAAAAATATTCAAGTTTCGTTGTAGGGTTTATTGTATATTTCAATTTTATTCTGTAATTTTGTGTCGTGAACCGCGACTCACTACTATTAAAGACATTCTTAGCAATCCCGATTGAGTGCGTCGCGGCCTCTTTCGGGGTTGCTTGCTTTTTAGGACGACACATTAATAATATATGGCAAATACTCTCACCCTGCAATCCTCTAATGATGAACTGAAAGCCTACTTCGAGGCTGTCTGTCGAATTGCTGATACAAACAGCGATGAGTTCCCAATCAATCTTGATGAAGTGTGGCCGCTTGTGTATGGCCGCAAATCCGACGCAGTTGAAGCTCTCGCCAAAGACTTCATACAAGATGTTGACTACAAGGTTTTACGGCAAAATCCGCAAAACCCTCTCGGCGGTCGCCCAACCAACGAATATCACCTTACCACTTCATGTTTCGAGTTTTTTATCGCCCGAAAAGTTCGCCCCGTCTTTGAGGTATATCGTCAAGTGTTCCATGCGGCACGTCAAGGAGAATTGCCAATAATGCCCCACAACCCTAATCCCCAACTCCAGTTCGTGCAGACGCAAATCTATCTCGCCGAAGCAATTTCTCGCAACCTCCGGCTAAACGAAGCATCACGCCTCGGAATGTATCAGAGCATCGCAGAACCATATCGCCTCGCGATTCCTCAGTATGTGCCATCACAGGGTGTTATGAAATCTGCTTCCGTGCTACTTAAAGAAATCGGCTCTGATATAAGCGCGATTAAGTTCAACCAGTTGTTAGAGGCACATGGATATGTGGAAACACTAACGCGTCCATCAACAGGAGGCAAAACCCGCAAGTTCAAAAATGTAACCGACAAAGGTAAGGCCTACGGAGAAAACGAAGTCAACCCCAAGAACCAGAAGGAGACACAGCCGCACTGGTACGTTGATAAATTCAAGGAGCTTTATCAAATCGTGACCGCATAATTTTTTGCATCCAAATTCTTAAAGTTGTATTGCAAATAAAGCAGAGTATCACACTAAAACAAATAATTTTGCTAACTGAAAACGATTGTCAGTCAGCAAAATATCTGAAAAATAAATTTGGTAGTTTCAAAACTTTGTATTAGCTTTGCAGTGCCAAATTAAACACGATAGTAAGTCTATCCCGCAGGGTCTCGGTTAAGGCTCGATAATTGTCGGGCATTTTTTATGCCCCTACATAAACGGCTACGGCTGTCATGTCCTCACTATTTTGACTCTACGGAGACTAAATCGTGTTTAGTTTGGCGACGGGATATGACAGCCGTTTTTCTGTCTAAATGCCAAACTAAACACGTAACAATGAAAGAAAAAGAAACCAAATGGCTGTCGGGGTATGGCAGCCGCATTGAGCCGCCACCGAAAAGAACGTGGTACGGAGAAGAAACGGAGTATGAAAAACTGTGTCGCGCCGTGGAGTACAACAAGCACTACAAGAGAGTGCGGCGCGAAATCGACAAGCACTATAACGATGTTACACTCGCCATATGCATCATCGCTACATTTGCATGGTGTCTTGCATTTGTAATTGTGGCATTGTCATTAAAAATCGTGTGGCCTGTCATTCCCGGCGTCATTCTCGCTCCATTCTTCGGAGTAATCTCGCAATGCGCGATATTGGAGCTATTGGCGCGATGGAAAGCATCGCTCCGCCTGCGCTCCAACCGTAAAGAAAAATTCACGTTCAAACAAACATTCAAATTCGGAAATCAAAATGGCTCAAAATAATCTTATGCTCTTCCCCGAAATCGGAACAGCAGAGTTCGACTTCAACTCAATGCTTGGCGACAAGTCATATCAGACAGTATGCGGTTGCCCCGTCAAGGTAGACAAAATCCTGCGTGACACCACCAAGACAACCGTCCTCGGTGTTAGCGGCACAATGATAGTCCGTGGCGTGAAAATCCGTGGCGTGTGGGATTGCTACGGCAACATCATGGAGTGTCAGAAGTCGCTCCAGCTCACCTCACCTCGCTCGATGTTCGCTAACATCAACAACATTTTCAGCAACACAACGGAGTCTATGTTCCGCCTCGTCAGCGTTCAGTCGCTTGTGGAGAAAGGAGGCGAGAGATGAGCAAATCGGTGTACTACAACTTCAATGCCGCACAGGGTTTCAAGACATCTACGGGCGGCACAAAGAATGATATTGTGGATAATCTCAAGACCGCTGCACTCAATCTCGTTAATGCGATGTGGGATGATAAGAATCGTAGCGACTTAATCTATTGGGCGCAATGCGCAGCAACAGATGCGATAGACTTCCTTGACTGCATAATAGAAATGGAGGTGGAGCAATGAGCTACGACTTCACCGAGGCGAGCGACTTCCTCAATGAGATTGAGACCTCGCCGGAACAGCTGCTTGAGGAAATCCGGGGAGCAATCTGCGAGGTACAGGACATCGAATACGACCACGGCGAGAGCGAGGCTTCGCAGGATATTTTCTCCGTCTTGCTAACCTGCGCCGACTTCATCGAAAGAATAACACCAGTGACAGCCAAGCAGGCTGTGTGAACAACAGCCAAAGAGCCGACCACCCTTTCGGGCAATCGGCTCTCGGCTCTGTTAGAGTGCAAAGATAGGAATATTTCCTTAAAATATAAAGTTGTGTTGTAAGTTTTGTAAAATAGCGCACATAATATAATGTTGTTTTGGTGTTGAAGTAAAAACTAATCATCTATGATTTAGTCATATATTTGCGATTGTCAACTTTTTGTGTTAAATTTGCAAGAACAAAAGCTTTTATTCTCAATATTCCTAAATAATGTCATCTGAAACCGACAAAATCTGCAGTCAAAGGACTGCACATACAACATCCACAGCAAAACCCAATTTATAAATCATTGGGGTTTTCTCGGATGTATAGTTGTAATTACCGCTATAGCAATGGCGTTTTTCTTGTCGTATAATGGTTCATACAAAAACACTCAAAATGAAATATTGAATCTTCATAGACAATATTGCCAAGAATTTTCAAAAGTTGCAACTGCTTCTGATAGTGTTGTGGTGTATAAAGATTTCAGACCAATATTGGATTCTCATATTACGTCAATCTCTGACAATCTAAAATTGCAATATGATAAGATTCAAAATGATTTCGTTATATTAACAATCTGGGCCTCCGTCTTGATGATAATATTCTTGATTTTCTCCATATATTCAATGTATAAGGTTGATGAGATTCAAAAACAGAGCCGCGAAAGTCTCAAGTTGATTGATGATACATACTCCGAGGTGCGGCAAAAATCAGACAACCTTGACGCTTTGATGGGAAGCGCAATGACTCGAATAGAAGATGCGATAAAGTCTAAGATTGAGGAATTTTCACAAAATATCAAAACTCAGAGTAATGAGTTAGATAAAAAAATACAAGATTATAAACAAACTGTAGAAGATACAGCCAAGGATAATCAACATTTGTTCGATACGGTTGTTAAACTAATACATGTAGGAGTCCAGACTCCGGTGTCCTCTACCTCAAAAAAAACTAAACGAACCAAGTAAATGTGCCTGAAATCAACTTTAGACAAGATGCTGAGAATCTCAGGTTTATTGTCGCAGCTTTCTATAGATAGATTAAATATCGTTGGCGAACTTTACATCAACAGCAAATCTATGGCTTCGATTGACGATGGCATGGAAGGAGATAGCTCACCATTGGAAATTGCAAAAAAGAGGTTCAGTTCCAATGCAATCGAGGCTTTTGTGTATATTCTTGACTTCTTACTTGTGTCACGCGATAGCAAGCAAGAGGCAAAAGTAATTTCTGATAATGCTATTTCTTACATAGAAATGTTAAAAAAGACAGTTTCAGAAGTTCCTGGATTTGTCAAACAGAGTATGGACGAAGGCGTTTATAATAAGTTTGAGCAAGCAAACCATAAATTGGCAGAGCTAAAAGAAGACGATTTGGCTACGAATCTTCTTTTCTGCAAGCGTGCCATTTTTGAATAGTATTATCATGAAAATTTATCAGTTTACATATACCGATGGCTTTGGGAACGATAGCGATGTCAGTTTGATGCTTAAGAGCATTGATTCTGTAAGCGATTTGCGGATCCCCTTTACCCGATTATGTTTTATAAAATCTACAGACACCGCCAACGCTATATCTAAAAAGATAATTCAATTAAAGCCACAACTTCGTTTTTTTATTTCCGAAGTCACAGAGAATAGGCAAGGATGGTTACCTAAAGACATTTGGGAGTTTATTCGGGAAGAGGACTAAAAAAATTGGGCGACATTCAACCGGGTGCCGCCCTTTTCTTTTTCTCCTCCGCCATCACCTCCGCCTGAAGCTCGGCAGGGGTGAGGGGTTTGCTGTCCGGCGTGCGCAATTTCGTTCTGAATCCGAACCGTGCCATCATGGAGTTAAGTTCCTCTTTGTTCTTGGGCTTGACTATGCACGGCTGTTTCTTTTCGGGAGCGGAATAGTCGTAGTCATAGTAACCCTTATCCATGAGCATAAGCAACACGAAGTCCGCGCTGTCAAGATGCCAGTAGCGCAGCCACGACCAAAAGCCGTAATTGCCGTAGATAGCCTTTATTTTCTCGTTGTCTGTGGTGCATTGGAACACGCTCCCTACTTGTTGTCCTCCTTTTTCGGCAAAGCGTCCTTCTTTACCATACTCTCCGCGCTCTCCCCACGTTTTGTCCTTTGCTCTGTGACTTCGCCAACTTGATTCATAGAGAGCACGAGTGCTTGCTTTGAGCTTCCCAAGTTGGCTAAATAAAAAACCTTGTTTTCTCCGATGGCTTCGGTCGCGTTGATTGTGGCAGAGACGGCTTCTGAACTGTGGTAAATCCTACGCCACATCACAGCGTAAAGAAACGGCACCCACCGCAGCCTCATTCCCAATACTTTGTGGGCTGCTTTACGGGCATACGCCTTGCGTATCTTGGCGTTGAGCCGCTTGGCTTCCTTGGCAGTTTCGGCGGTTTTAATCTGCTTCTGCCAGTGCATGATGTCAAAGTCCAAGTCAGCCATAAGCTGATTCTGCGCTTGGCTGGTCGGGCGTATGTGCCATTCCTTGCCGTCAATCAGCACAGCGATGTTTCTGCCCTGTCTTACAAACTGAGCCTCCGACAACAGACGCTCGATTGCCTCCTCGTCCATCGAGAATTTGGTTTCCTCTTTCTGTTCCTCTGCCATATTTGGGAAATTATAAAAGGGGCGGCGGCTTTATCGGCTACCGCCCCTTGTTGTAGGATTGTGTAGATTATGCTCCGGGGGTTGCCTCGCCTTCCTCATACACGGGCTTAGCATCAAAGAGCATGGCGGTTTTGAGTGTAGCGTTGTTGATATACTCTGCTGTCGCTGTCGCATTGATGGTGAAGTGGCCGCTGTCATAGCCGAGGCTTGACACGATTTTTGCCTTCGGAAGGAACAGACAGCGGTTAGCCTCGTCGTTGAACCATCCGATAGGGCGGGTCATTACGGGAAGGTCTACGCCGAAGCCTACGGCATTTTTCACCTCTTTGAGCAAGGTCGAGGTGAGTCCTTCGAGCTTGGTGCCTCGCAGGAATGTCTCAATCTTGTCTGCCGACATATCAGCCATGTTGAACTTGATTGCCACAGTTCCCGCCTTGGTGGTGGAGGTGATGATGTCTCCCTGCTCGTCCACCCAGTTCTCGGTCTCGGCATCCTCTCCGGCATATTCCGAAGAATCGCCCGATACCTGACCTACCGATTCTCCGGCGGCGGTTGCTGTCGCGAATGTGGCGGTCTTGTAGTCTTCAACCTCATCGAAAACTACCACGTCGCTCTGTCCCACAAAGACAGACGACATAATTTCTTGTTTGATTCCAGCCATTGTTATATGGTTTTGATTGTTAATGATTCGTTTATCTGTTTCGCCACCACACGTTGAGTACCGTCGTGTAGTAGCCGTTGTTAAGGTTCGGGGTAGGGGGCGTTATCGGGCTGTTCTTGTCAAGTCTGAAAAAGAACCGCTCTGATGATGCACCCCGTTTCAGCAGCTCCTCCACCTGCGCAATCAGCGAATTGTTGCGATTGCGCTTGATGGTATTGTCTGTGTTGCTCTTGCAGAGGAATTCAACTGCAATGTTGCCATCCCACAGCCCGAAGCCGTCCGAGCCTCTTGTGCGGGGTCGCGGATTGCCGTTGGCACGGAGTCTGATAAACTCGTCGCCAAGTCCGGTGCCGGGCATGGCGTTTTCGGCATACACCTTGACCGTCCGTCTCGCTGTCGCCGAGGTCTGCACCACCACCTTGCCGTCAAGCAATGCCGCAAGTGCCGTGTCGGGAGTTAGGTCGGATAGATTCATAGCTTGTCAAGCGGTTTGAGGTTAGCGATTACTTCATTCACGATAGCATCCCAGTAGCCTTTGCCTTGTCCCTTGGGCGAACCCTCGGTGTTGATTTTGTAGGCATAGGGAACTGCCGAGAATATCACGAGCCACACACCCGTTGAGAATGTGGTGGAGGCTTCACGCAGACTTTCAGCAAGAAACTCCGAGCCGAAGATGTACGGGCGACCTTTCATCGCCTGCTTCTTCTGCGCAATCTTGGTAGGCATGAATGCGGACATCGCACCATCCACATATACCCCCACGCCCGTAGCGTCTTTGAGGTTGCCGGTGTAGACGGGGATTGCGAACGTATTGCCGTCAATGGCGGCTACAAGCTGTTGCGCCACATTGCGTAGGTAGGCTACAAGCTCAGGCTTGGTCACATTGTTTATATGCTTCCTCATGCCCTGCTCCAGCACCGCCTTGTTGTGCGCAATCCAACTCTTATATCCGCGTGTCCGTGCCATACGTCAATCTCCCGTTCCTTGCTTTATCTCAATCTCTGTTACCCAACTGCCGTCAAGGTCAATCTTCACGTCGTTGGCTTCGTCAATCACTCCGTGAAATCTGCGACCCGATTCTGTCACCCAGTCTATCACATCGCCGTTGGAAATCATGTCACCGTCAGCGGTTCTGATTATTCCGGGCAGATAAATCTTGTCGCTCGTCCGCACCGCTATCATGCCGCGTGTCTGCTCTCCGGGCTGGAAGTCGCACACATCGTCATAAATCACTTTGGGAGCAAGCGGCTCGTCGTATTCGTCGTAGCCGTTCTGCTCTCGCGTGATTTTGCAGTGGTCGGGGTAACTCAGCATTGCCATCTTCGTGGAGGTCTGTTTATACGATTGGTTGCGTCAAACATACCGCCCTCGTCCGCATCGGGTTCTTCGATGTCAAGTCCGAACTTGGTACGGATTCGGTCGGCACGGTTGCGGAAAGCCTCGCGGTCACGGGTGGTGAACGAATGTCCGCCACGCGTTACCTGTCGGTTGCCGCGCTTCTCGCTCCTTGACCCTGTGCTTGTCGCAGAGGACATGGCGTAGAGCAAAGTGGAGAGGGCATATTGCAGGCTGTTGGCAAACACCTCGTCGCCGATATAATCGTCCTTGTCCTCGCTAAGGCTCAATGCCCGAAAACGAGGGTCGTTTACATCGCCCGGCGAATCCGCCGCCACTGCAAGCACATCCGCTTCAAGCTGCTCGCCAATGCCTTGGAACTGTCCTCTAAGCCACTTCTCTACCGTCATATCTCACTACTATTTATGCGCTCTTGGCGCGTGAACGGGATGATGCTCCTGCGATTGCTTTCTTGCCAATCACAACGCGGTGGAGTTTCTTCGGACGGTTAGGCACGGCAAGTGCGGTAAGTTCCGATTCCCAATGCTGTGTTCGGGTTTTGGGGTCATACCAATAGTCCATGATACCGCGCTTGTCGAACATCCAGCTATACAGGTATGAGCTGTCGGGACGCATCGGAACCACATTCTTGATTGTTCCGATATTCCCGGTCGGACGGAACAGCATCACATTCTCGTTGAACGCTTTGAGCAACGGATAGTCGAATTTCTTGGTAGTCTCGTTGTACTGTGCCACGGCAACCATCTCGTTGTGAAGTTTCACGTTTGAAATCTTCTTGAAGATGCGCTTGAAGTAGCCAATCATCACATCGGTGTCGTTGCCATCGACAGAGAGGATGTTTGCTCCAGCTTCCGAAGCCCGCTGGTCTGCGTCTGCCTTGCTTGTAGAGGAAATGAAAAGACCCTTGACTGCGAGATAGCCGATTGCCCTTACGAATTTGGGGTGTCCCATAAGAGTAAGGAAAGACCATTCATCGGCTTCCACTTCCACTTGACCGTATGTGCCGTCGTAGAGAAGTTTGTTGAGGAACTTGTTGTAGTCCGCGATGGGGTCTTTACTCTCATCGTAGGTGACGTTGCCATCTGCATCTACGGTGTAATACTCGCCGAGGATTGTGTTCTCTGCCGGGGTCTTGGCTTTGAACGATACACCGACAATACCGTTGGGGTTGTTCGCATCTGTCAGTTCAAGCTGGAAGTTTGACTTCATCTGCCCGACTTGGTATGTCATAGACTGAGCGTGCGAGGCAGGGAAGTCTCCGGCATATTCAAGTAGATTCTTTGAGAAATACTGCTGAACGTCTGCGTATGGCGACTCGCCTCTGAGGACTGCCGCCCCCGAAAGTTCCTGTGCCTGAATTGCGGCTGTGCGGAAGTCGTTTTCGTCGCGGGTATCGTAGCGTTTCTGTCGGGGGATGTAACCCTCGATTGTGCGCATCGGAATCTCACGGCCTCTTGCCACTGCCTGAGAATACAGGTCAAGGTAAGTTGCCATTGCGGTCACGGTGTCCGTAACTTCGGCAAACTTGTAGTCGAAGCCAATCTGTGCATCGTCCCATGTGAAACCGTCGATGTTGAAGTTCATGTTCTCCCGGCCTTTCAGGTATTTCTCATACCAAGCCTCAAACCGCTTCTGAGAGCCGATGCCGAGTGCCTTCATCACATCGATGTATGAATTGATAGATATATCCATAGTTGTCTTGTGTTTTAGGCGTTAATAACTTTGACACCGACATTCAGAAGGTGAGCCTTCTGCTCGTCGGAGATTGTGGCACGGGTGCGTTTGCCGTACATGATTCCACGGGTCACGACAGTAAGGGTACAGCCGTCACTGCCTACCGTGCGGTCATCTTTGTTTACTCCCGTGGGTGTCGCTTCATTCAGAGTAGCCGCGCCTCCGGGAACACCGTCTTTTATGGTCACGGGAGTACCACCAGGAATTACCGTGCCTACGGGATAGGTTTCCGAGGGCGCGAGGTATGCGCCACCGGGATAGGTCTCCTCCACATCGTGCCAAAGCGTTATGCGACCGAAGCCGACATTCTCGCTTTCGGCATTGTGGAATGTGCCTCCGTAATTTTCAATGTCACTCATTTCAAATTTTGGATTTGGGGTTAATGATTTGGTTATTTCGGCTCAACCCATCCCAACTTTTCCGCAGCTTTGTCAAATGCCGAGAAGTCAGCATCATCGCCTCCTGCGCCGCCGTCGCTCTGGAATGGCTTGGTGATGTCAAGTCCTTTCGCTTTGGCGAGAGGTTTGAAATACTTCATTGCCTTTTCGTGGAGCTGTTCTGCGGTGTACTTGCGTTCGGTGTCCTCGTATACGTCAATTGCCTGTTGCCAAGCCGCATCACGCAATTCGGGATAACCGTTGACCCATTCGTCTGCGAAGAACTGCTCCCGCGCCGTTTTCACTGCCACCTCAGAGGCTTTTTCGCCTTTAAGTGTTGCAAGTTCTTCTTTGAGAGGATTTACAACCTCAGCGAGTGCGTCTGCAAGCATAGCTTTGAAGTCAGGCGTTTCGTTAGACTTCAGTTCGGGTGGATTGTTGCCGTTGAGCTTGGCTTCAAGTTCCGCTTTCGCGCTCTCCGCCTCTTTGAGTTTGGCGTTTAGCTCTGTGCGTACCTTGTCGGCATAGCTCTGAGGTTGTGTAAGCATACTCTTGGCTCCCTCAACGAATTGAGTTAGCTGTTCATCGCTTGTGATAAGGGGTTCTACGGAAATGGCTACTCCCTCAAATACCTTTTCATCCTTTATCCCAAGTTGGTTGCTCCACCTTGTTATTAGGGCTTCCTTGATTTTGTTTATCATATTTTTTTGGATTTGTGTTAAAAGCAAAAGAGCCACACCCCATTGCTGGGACATGGCTCTATGGCTCTCTTTTTTTAATGTTTGTGACGGTTAACGGACTCGAACCGCTGCCCCACGGATTAAAAATCTGTTGCTCTGTCCATCTGAGCTAAACCGTCTTTGTAAACCAACAGAGCCGACCAACGCATTTCTGCATCAATCGGCTCTGTGGCTCTGTGGTTAACAATCTTTTTTACCTGTCAAGGCTAATCCTCCTTATCGAGATATACCGCTCCCTTTTGCAACGCTTGCAGAAGAGGTATAAATCACCCTCGCCACGGACATCTTCATATCTTCCGAGGACTTTTCCGCAATGAGGACAGAGAATATTACCTTTCATAAGCGCAAAATTATGATAATAATTTGAATTGCACAACAAATATTAAAGTTTTATTGTAGAAAATCACTATCTTTGCGCTTGAATAGAGCCGAGAGCCACTTAACCCTTACGGGATAGGTGGCTTTTCGGCTTTTTAAGGTTTATGGCGTTCAGAATACTAAATAACAAAATCACATTTCCGGCACTCTATCCAAAGGTGGAGCGAGAGCTTGCAACCGTCAAGAAAAAGAGCAAAACGGTCGTAGGCGGGTTTGAACTGCGCCATAAAGTAGATTATATACCACAACCCGGATTGCAGGAGGATGTATGCGCCTCTGAGTGTAATCTGATGTTCATGTGCGGTCAAGGTACTGCCGGAAAAACCTTTGCGCTCTATTTCAAAGCACTCGGTGGTTGCGACAAGAAGGATTTTACCGCCCGAATAATCTCATACCAAGCCAAAGACAGCAAAAAGGGTTCATCTATGCTTCGTGATGGCATCAAGACCTGCGGAGAGTTTGCAGGTTGCGAGCAAAGCACATCCGATTATCCGACTTTCATGTGGAAACAGTGGAATAGCAACTTGCAGCTCATTCACTGTAACTTCAATGGCGACAACCCCGACGAGAGAGACAAGTTTGAGGAATACGCCAAAAAGCAACAGGCTTCGCTGATTATGATTGACGAGGCTACTGCCGTTCAGCAGTTTGACATGTTCACATTCTGGTTCATGCGTAACCGTGACGATTCGGGCATGGTGCCTCAAATGATACTCACGTTCAACCCCAAGCATAAACATTGGACTACACAAATGCTCCACGACGCAGGTTATCTTGGCGAAGACTGGTATCTGCGAAAAGATATGATTGGCAAGGTACGCTACTTCTATGTCAATGGCGATAACCCCGAAGGTATTGTATGGGGAGACACCAAGCAGGAGGTCGTAGATAGAGTTGGGTTAACCCTTAAACCCGAAGATGCGGAAGTTGGAATGACTGTTTACGACTATGTTAAATCATTTTCTGTCTATACAGGCACCGCTTCGGGCAACCGCGAGCTTGTAAACGCCACGGGCGGTCAGTCTGTCGCAAACCTCCATGCCGTAGGCGGCACACAACGCAAGGTTGTCGGAGAGGCATACTTCGGCCCGATTGACAACGAGGAAATCAATGTCAACCGTCAGATGATTCACGACCTTTGGCGGAATCCTGTCAACGGTGACGAGAATATGTACGCCACCCTCGACGTGTCGGGAGGCAACACTGATTCCGACAACTGCCCGATGTGTATTTTCAAGGGTAATCGGCTCGTAGCCATAAAGACATTTCGAGGTGACCCGAAAGAACTTGTAGGTTGGATTGACTCCAATCTCCGGCAATACAACGTCCCAGTGGCTAACTTCGCTTTCGATGCCACAGGCATAGGCAACTACCTCCGTGCATACACCTCCGGCGTGCCGCTCACCGCCAACCGTCGCCCGATACAGGAACTTGACAAGGAGGGCAATCCCGTCAACCTTGACGCATATTTCAATCTCCGCTCACAGCTTTTGTCACGCCTTGAAGTGATGCTCCAAAAAGGGGAGCTGTCATTCGCCATCCCGGAGGACTTGACAATTCCGTACGGCAAAAAGGGCGAGATGCGCCGGGTGAAAGACATTCTCTTTGATGAGATGAACGTGCTGATATTCGAGATGCGAAACGGCAAACGATATGCCCGAAGCAAGGATGAATACAAAGCCAAGTTCAAATCCTCGCCCGACCTTATGGACACAATCATGCTCTTCATGTACTTCTTCCTCGATGCCAAGCCGAAGAAGCAACCCAAACCGATTGTGACCGACGACGCATACGACGAACTGTACAGCCGACCGCCAAGACATTTGGCATTCGGTCGCCGCATTTACCGATAAAACAAGACACAAGATATGGAAATCAAACGAATCTCACCTCTATTAAAGAAAAAGCCGTGGAAACGGTTGATTACTCCCGATGCGGACGTGCCGCCTCCTACCAATGCCGATTATTACGATATTCCGGTCAATGATATTGGTGGCTTGCACTATCAATATCTTACCGAATTTGACCTGCTGAATGAGAGCTGTGAGGGGGCACACCTCATTAACTCAAAATATATGAGTCGCCGCCCTATATACGACCTTGAAACACGCACCATCCAAGTGCCTGTGAAAGACAGCGAGGGCAATCCGATTCTGAATGCAGACGGTTCGGCAAAGATGCAGCCAAAAGAAATCAAGGAATGGATTATTACAGGATATGAAGATGTTGAAACAGTGCGTAGCGGTTTGCCCGAACTGATTATAAAGCAAAAAGCCTCCCACCTTGCCAAGAACGGTATTGAGATTGCCAACGAGGGTAACGACCATGAGCTTTTCGACGAGTTTCGTGCGTGGAAAGACATATCCGGCATAGATGCAGGTTGGTTAGAGGCAATCTACGGATGCGGAAAAGGTGGAGATGCGCTTATATATCCCTACGTCCATAACGGCACGATTGAATATACTATATTCTGTACCTTGTATGGCGACCAAATCTTTCCCAACAAGGACGACAAAGGCAACGATATGAACGTGCGCCGTTATCTGCTCAACGGGCGTGAGGCGGTCGATATATTTATGGATGATTACATTGAGACCTATGTCAGAGGCGATATTTCTGACGAGGAGGATAATGGCATTCAGTCGTGGTGGAGCGTTGTGAAAGGATGGCTCAAGAACATATCCCGAAAGAAAACCGAGGACGGCTGGGAGCGCATAAGCCGCACTCCTTCACAAATTGGCAGAGGAATGTGCCAGACAATATATGTTCGCTTTGAGGATACGCCGATTGGCCCGGCTATGCAGAATCTCAACGCATGGGAGCGTGGTGCAAGCTATGTGAGTGACAAAGTAAGGTCTATGGCTTTCAGCAAACTGTTCCTCAAAACTTCAAAAATCAAAAATCTCCCTCCGCTATCTTCGGGCGAGGAAGTGATTGGCGTTGAAAATGCGGATGCCGATATTCTCAAAGCAAGTTCGGCGGAATATCTCACACCGCCAGATATATCAAACATTGCGACAATCAATCTCAAAAACCTCACGGATGCTATCATGCAGTCCACAATGAGCATTGACCTCCAGCCCGAAATCCTCAAATCCGGCGCAGACAGCTCGCAGACTCTCAAACTGCTTCTCCGGCGTGAAATTCAATGGGCGCATGTAGTGTGGCCGCAAGTTCGCCCGGCTGCTAAAAAAGTCATAGATGTGCTAAAAGCACTTGTTGCCAAGATTGAGGGGAATGGTGAATTTGCCACACTCAAAGTAAGCGTTTGGAATACTCCGTGGATGCCCGTTGACGAAGCCGCCCAGATAGCAAATGTCGAAAAACTCGTCTACGCCGGAATCCTCAGTAAAGAAAATGCCCGTCATGAGCTTAATCTTCAGTACACTGACGACGGAACGTATGTTGCACAGGAGCAGGAAGAAGAACTCTACCGCAAAACCTATATCCCCAAGAAAGCTGAAGCCGAAGCGGCCAAAGAGTTCGGATTGACTGAAACCGCCAACGACGTTGTAGTTGATAAAGTTGAAGAAGTAAATCCGAGAGAGAAAGAAAACAAGCCGAAAATCAACAACCAAGCCTCTCGGCGTGACATAGCGGGATAACACAGCAAAGGGCGCAAGGATTCAAGTCCCTGCGCCCTTCGATTACACTCTTTCAACTGAAAGATGCTTATATCAAAACGGCAGGTCATCAGCCGGAGGTGTAGCCGGTGCCGGCTGCACATAGACCGGCTGCTGAGGTGTGGGTTGCGCCGTCTGCTGTCGCTCCACTTTCCAAGCGTTGAGCTGCGTGAACCACTTGCCGTTCCATTCACGGCTTTCGGGGTCAAACGATACTTTCACTTCATCACCGACATTCGGGCAGTCGTTCACCTTGTCGCCGAAAAGCTGGAAGCACACCTTTTTCGGATACTGCCCTGCGGTTTCGATTACGAAGTTCTGTTTTTGCCAAGCGTTGCCGCTCTTACTCGTGCCGCTCTCAATGGCTAAAGCGGCGATACATTTTCCTTGTAGTTCCATTATTTTGATTGATTAAGTATTGCTATTGCTTTTTCTGCATCCAATTCGGATATACCCTCATAGGTGTCGGTATGTATAAAATTGTCCGCTTGACACAAGAGCATATCGCAGTCATCGTCTAAAATCACATATTGCTCAATCTCGTTGTGTGTGTCAATGTAGTATTGTATCTCAACACCTCTTGGCAAACCGAAGTGCCTGTTATTGTTGGGATAGCTGAATGAATACATCCGCTCGGTCACGCCTATAACCGCATCGGGATAAGGAAATGGATTGTCACCGACATTAAATTGTGAAGTGTCAGTTATCTCTTTTATGGTTTCCTCTAACGAAAATCTACGCCACGAACTTGATATGACAATCTTTGCGTCCGTAGCATCCAGTATTCGCCCGATAAGAGCCATTTTATTGGGATCTAATTTATATTTTGATTTGAGGGTGGTTATCACTCCATCAAAATCAAGGAATATTACTTTCATCACTGCTCTCTTTTATGGGTTCTAATAAATCTTTTGGGTCGTAGCGGAAATCTTGCTCCTGCGCAGCTTTAAGAGCCTTACACCGTAGACAAGCGTTTTCAATATCTCCGCTCTCAACATGGCTCTCCACAAATGAGCGGTATAAACAAGACCCACAACGTTCGGGCAAATAACGCCTTGGAGCTTCCTGCGCCTCAACATCATCCTTGAACCGTCCAAGTTTCTTGAACAACTCCATATACAACTTGAAAGTTTCGTTGTCAACGACCTTCCCTTTCTCAATATCTTCTATTGCCTGCAAGAGAAACGACTTGAACGAATTGTCTATTCGGTCATCACTAATATCTGCATTGCCACCATCGCTATTTGATTTCGCCCTGCCGCCAAGATGCCTTTCGAGCGTTTCCCTATACGCATCGGCATACTCCTTATTCTTCGCATAGCTGAAAAACTGCCTACATTGGTTTTTCCCAACCTTTGTCAATTTCCCTTGTTCGTCCAAAAACTCCGGATGAAAAAGCGCAAACACCCTCTCATTCGGCACATTGAACGCCACGGCATACGATAGACAGTCACGGTCATTCGCCTTGATTGCCGTAAAATCACCGTCATTCAGCGGTCGTTTGGGGATAAATTCGTTTGCCATATCTACTGCTGTTCCTCAATTTCAAACTGCGCTAAATCCTTTAAGGCGTAAACCTCCGTCAGAGTAATGCCGTGGACGTAGCGTATCATCTTTTTCTTAATCTGATACTCCTTTGGCAAAAGCGATTTCGATATTTTCACATCAACCACCACATATTTGCCGTTATGATAGAAGGCGAAGTCTGCCTCATAGGTGATAGGCAACAAGACCGTCCGCTCACAAACCTTGTCTTTCGTCTTTAAGTGCTTAACATACGTTTCTGTCAACTTCGGCTGCAATTCCCATTTAGGATGTATCTGCAAATCCGAAATGCACCCTCTTGACTGCAAATCTTTCAGCCGGAGATAAACATTGCCCTCTCGTTTGCTGTCAAACGTGTAGCCGTCATAAACAACCTTACTGTTACCGTATTTAGGTCTATTCGCTCTCATCTATCCTCGTGTTCAATGTACCACTTAAAGTTCCCATCGCCATATTTGCAAATCAACGCGTGTAAAGCACCTTCAAGTGTTGGGTAATACACCGAAGGGCAAAGGTCATACGCACCTTTATCCCACCACCTAATCAATCCGAATAGCATTGAGTGACGTTGGTCTATGCGATAATGCGAACCTCGGTTTATATTGACTACTCTAAACGTTTTCACACCTCATCCTCATTAAGTTCTCTCACTTCAATTAAAATACACTATAACCCCTCAGCCGCACGTGCCATCAAAGCATTAAAAACACGCTCTGTTATTTCGCCACGGTTGAAATACTCTATTGCAAGTGCCTTTATATGATTGCTCTTATATTGGCTGTAAGCCACTTGCGCTTCCTCGACAGAAGAGAATTTACCGCTGATAATGCGCTTGCCATAAATATATGACATATAATAGTAACTATCACTTCGTTTGCCTTTTCTATGGTACACCCCTCTTGGGAGTCCGTTGCTCCTTGGCGCACGATTGGTAAACAGATAGTTGATATATGGCGGCACAAAACAGCAGGTCTCAGGGGAGTAAACACGATTCCCCTTAATGATAATATCTTTATCTATGTGATAACCTTTTCTATATCCATTATCCGGATTATAAAACCATTTTTTGAAATTTGAAAACAGGTGCCATTCTTCGCACACAGAGCAATCTTTATATGTAGGCCATTGTTTCTGGAGTTCTTCGCTGTAACATCTTTGAATCATTGCCGCCCAAACCAAATACGCAGGACATCTTGCTTTTTCATCATGCACATCATTAATACCGACACCATGTATAATCTTTCTCAACTTATCATGTCTGCATTTATCGCACCCTTGACCATCCAAATGCGATAGCGGTTTTTGCATGAATTTTCCATGCGTAGGACAAACGATGCACACCTTTTTGGTATGGTTTTTCAACTCCACAAGGCTGTAATCATATTTATCTCCGTGAATCTCTCTCGCTCGTTTAATAAACTGTTTGACATCAGAATGAGAGACCTTTTGACCTGTAATGTCTCGTCCACATCGAGAACAACCACGACCATTTAAATGAGCGTTTGGCCTCTGCCAAAATTCTCCGTGCTTAGGGCATACAATACACACTTTGGTCGCACTGTTTATATATTCCACCTTTGAGTAGTCATATTTTATTCCATGCTTCTCTTTTGCATCGGAAATAAATTGTTCTTTGCTTTTTCGTGTTTTTTCGCTCTTTAGCACATTCGCACATATTCGGCATCTTTGACCGCGTAAGTGATTATCGGGAGTTTGCCAAAACTCTCCGTGTTCAGGGCAGATTATACAAACTTTGGTATAATTGTCAACATATACTGTTTTGGAATAATCATATTTACCCCCATGCACTTTTCGCGCAAGTTCAATAAATTCTTCTGCGGTGAGTTTCTTCCTAATATTCATATTGCAAAGTTAGTTATTTTAAGTTTAGTATCAAATTAAAACGCCAATACAACTTTAAGAAAAATGGATTAAATAAGGCAAGGGCGTGAATTGCTTCACACTCTCACCCGTCATTCAGAGGGATGTATAGAACATTGACATTTCGGCAAGTGTTTCCTTGCGCATGAAGTGGTATGTGCGTCCGAATTTAGACAACTTTCGGTCGCGGTCGGCTTTGAGCATACGGCGTTGCTCTTTGATTGTGGCGATTACACAATGAAGCGTAGGTACTCCCTTGATTGTGGCGACGATGCCTAACTGCCTTTTCAGCTCCGCGTCCTTTGCGCGGTACTCCGTTTGCACTGCGGCTTTGTTAGCCTTGTACGCCACTTTCAGAGCGTGGCACTTTTCTTCAAATTGGTTCATTCTCGTGGGTAATTTGGCGTTTATGCGACAGAATGGGCTGCCGCTCCCGTAATCGCCAAATTACCCACAGTATCCATGCCGTTGAGGTATGGTCTATGAAAAGGGAACGACAGCCCAATGTAGGCTATGCGTAAGGGCATAAAAAATGCCCGATATGTAGTCGAGCCATTAACCGCGACTCAGCGACATTGATAACAATGAGTAATTTGGCACTACAAAATTAGCGATTTATTTTGATACCGCCAAATTAATCTTCAAGTTCTTTAACTTCAATAAGAAGTGCATATTCTCGGTCAAATCCATTAGCCCCTAAGCCCTCCTGTATGGACATATCCTCCCACTTCGCCAGCATATCCGCAATCCGCGTCCGCTCACCGTAGAGCGACTTCGCAAGGAAAGTGAACACAGAGCTGTTTATCTGAATCCGGCACTTTCGTACAAGCACCCTACGCTCATGCCTCCAACTCCAATCTCGCCAGAACTCAACAAACGAGCCAGGAGCCGCCTTTTGTAACTTGTCATTACAGTAAATCCCAATCGGCACCAAGGCATACGGCTTATCGCCATTCGGAACAGGGTGTAGTATGTTAATTGGTTTTGCCATAATCAATTCTCCTTTTTTGCGAGGGCAAGGCCGACACTGCGGATAAACCACATGTAATGTTGCTCCCTCAATGCCACTTTCCTTGATTTGTAATCGTCAGCGTGAGCCTCCAGATAGGCGGCATCCCTGCGCTGAAGCTCGAAGCAGTCCAACTGAATTGTCTCCACCGCTTCACGGTTGTTATACTTCCTAAGTCCTCTCTCGCTCCAGAACGTCCGTTTGCTGTCCTCAAACACCGCATAGTCCGCTGCGCCTTGATTGTCATAGTAATCCTGCACACCTCGGTTATACCACCGCTGTGCTAATGGAATGAACACTGAGAGATAGTTAGCTGTGAATCGGCCCATGCGGTTGAAGTATTGGTACATACTTCCGAACATCGAAGTCAGCCGTGCCTGTTGTATAAGGCGCAACTGCCATTCAAGAGCCGATATAGGGCAAGCGTCCGTGAGGAATCCGTACACATTCGTTTCCGAGTGGCTTTCAAGAAACTCCCGTGCCGCACCCTCATCACAGAGTGTATGGCTATCCCTCACGCCCCAATGATACAGAGTGTCAAGCAGACTTATCATCTGCGACACAAGATTCTTCGTCACTATCGGTTGAGTTGCCATTACTCCTTGTCTATGAATTTAGCGTCAGCCATCGCCTCAGTGAGAAACGATGAAAAGGTTGAAACAAACTGCTCATCATTGTTCAGTTCGTGCTTCATTGTGCCGAGTATAGCATGGGTAAGCTCATGGAAAAATGTGTTCCGCTTAGAGCTATCAGTCGGCTCATCGCTTCTGCCGACAAGCCTTGCAATCTCAATTTTGCCGCAAGTGATATCGCACTCGCCAAGTATGCCATCTCCAATGCGGTCAACATCGTTTACAGCAATCTCTTGTCCTCCCACCTTGATTTGCTTGGGATATGGTAAAAACTTATTCTCCATTGCTTTCCTCATTAAGAATCTGCTTCATTTCCTTACGGCTCTCCTTGCTCATACGCTTGCGCTCCTTGGGCGAAGCATCGGCATAGGCTGCAACATCCTCCATAAATGCCTGACTTGCCATTTCCTCGGCTTCCGACACTTGGGCGGCTTCCTTTTCAGCCTGCTTCGTCAGACGCTTGTCACGCTTGTTAATCGCACGGATTATATCGTTGGCGAATCCTGCATCTTGGTAAATCTCCTGCGTCACTCGCCATAGCATCATGCAGTAGCCATGCACTTCTTCCTCGTTGCCCTGCGACACAGCCGCAAGTAGATACCCATACGGATAGCCGACAACCTTCTGCTCAAACACTTTGTTGGGCGTATGAATATGCAGGTAGTTATGCTCCACATCGGGGTGCTTCTCGTCTACATAGAAGTCGGCGATAAATGCACCATTGCCGATTTCAATGCGATACTTCGGTTTGGTTTTCAATATGTTCATATTATTTCTTACTCATTTTATCATACCTTTTCATCCTCGCGCAGTTGCAGTTGGGAGTGCAATGACTTGTAATATGTCCGCAATTTGGCACAAATACTATGCCGTACCATTGTCCGAAGCTATGAGATAGCTTCCAACACACTCCATCCACACCATAGTGCTTACACCTCTTTCTGTACGCTTCTCTCGCAGGGGATTCCATATCAATCGGGGATTAGTTCGGTTTGGGCTATAAGGTAGGCAAAGGCTTCAAGTTCGTGGAGATAGGCACAAACCACACGGGACTGAAACCCAAAATCGGGATAGTGGGTGACAATACAAGTGCTATCGGAACAAACCGTAGCGTAAAAGTACCCTTCCTTTTTGTCGGATATACACCAACTACCTCCTGCGCTTTTCCGAAACTTAAACCCCAACTCTTTGAGCAGTTCGGGCGTGATTGCGATTGGCTCTACCGCTTCATCATCAACAAAGCAACCAACTTCACCCACCTTTCCAGTATCAGGCGAAATGCCTCTGACCAAAAGGTGAAACGCCTCATCCTCACCATAACGGACGGTGTTGAGTTGTTCCACTCTCGCCCTTACTCCATCGACAAGGATATGCGAGCCGATGCGGAGCGATTTAATGTCAACGTTACTTGATTTATTATCCATATCTTTGCATTAAGGCAATATACAATCTATCTCCCAATGTTTGAGTTGGGTATCTATCAACCCCTAAATGCCGACAAACACGGCGCATTGTCTTTGTCCCTACTTCAAAGCTATCAATCTCATAACCGTTTTTCTCTGCATCTTTTATTTGCAGTACAACATCACGGCATATCTCATCAATCGTTCTATTATCTCTCAGCCACATACCTACTCCTCGTCAAGTTTGGCAATCTCGGCTTCGAGAGCGGAGATGATGGTTTTCTTGATATGGTCGGGAAGGCGCAACGCCACAACACTGTGATGTGGTAGAAGCCCTACGGGCACATGTGCCATATTGCTGAAATTCTCTTTCCACTCTTTCAGCTCGTCATACTTCCGCAGCTTCTCTCTATTGAATAAAAGGTCTTTCAGTTTCATATCACTTCTTATTACGCTGTTTCAGTAACGCCTCTTGTTCGGCTTGCGCCTCTTTGAGCCTATCCCATATTGTAGGTTCGCTCTTAAATTTTTCGATAGCACGATTGCGCGCACGATAGGCGTAAATGCTAATTATCACGAATATCACTACACCGAGTATCAGAATTACGGCGATAGTCCATAAGAGAAAATTTAATCCACTCATATTTACTTCTTTTTAAGGTTCTCAACTACCGCTTTGGCAACCGATACGGCATATTCAGCGGCTTCTTTGGGGTCGCTGTACTTGTTTGCAACTTTCAACGCTATCTCTTTGGCGAGGTCGGCGGTGTAGGCTTCCCAATATGCTTCGTTTTGTGCTTCAATATGTATCTTACACATAGCATCGCCATATTCTTCTATCGCATTGCTAACCTCATTCGCCCATTCTTCGGCTATTTTCTTGAGATTGTCGGGATTGGTTTTCTCCGCCTCCGTCTGCTCCTTTGGCTGAACAAGCTCCAAATCCGATTCGTGGTAAACAAGTACAAGCCCTCCTTTGTCGAGTTGTATCGTTATGCCCATATCGGTTATAGAGGTGACATAGCCCATACAATCTTCCTTTTTAGACCCTTTGAGGTGGAGAGCGTTATAACAACAAACTCTATCCCCAACCTTGATTGTCGGGGCGGTCGGTTCGGTGTAGAGGATAAGGTCAGATTCAACAAAATCCATAGGATTGTTACCTTGCGAATCCACGGTGTTGTAGTAATATGCGGGGTCTTCATTATCATCTACATAATCAATGCTTATGATGGTTCTAACAGTGCTTACATTTTTGCGCACCACCTTATCACCTACCTTAAACTTCGCCTCTTTCGCCTCCGCATCGACCTTGATTAGATACTTGCAGGGGATAGTTGTTAGCACAGTTTTGTATAGTGTTCTTTTTGCAAATACTACCATTGCATTGCCATCTTCAACCTTTGTAACTTTAAGCACAAGGTTAAACATTTCATCTACCCAATCGGATGTGTAAATCTTCGGCGCGTCCTTAGACACCCTCACCCTGTCGCCTACTTTGATTTCGTTATTCATAATTGTGTTATGATAATGTTATTTGTGGTTCATTATCGGGAATAATCTTGCATAAGGAATTGTAATACTCTTGTGCAAGTTCGGGATATGTCAGAGTAAGGCGCATGGTTTTAGCTATCGCGAATTTCACGAGCCTTTTCTGTTCGTCAGTGTCCCTATACTTCCACATGCTTTCTATCTGCCTTTTGAATTTATCTGTATCCATTTTATAAAACAAGGCTCAAACTTTCGCCCGATGGTGCGAGCATCGGACTACTTGTCTGAGCCAATAAGTTCCTTGCTGTGAAATCTCGCACATTTCATGTTGCAAATATAGAATATTTAAGCAAAATACACAATATATCCTACAATAAAACTTTAAGAAATGCCACTTTCAATCTCCTTTCGGACAATACGGAAGTTGATGCCATTGCCGAGACGCTTGCGCTCCAATCCTTTTGACTGCAACATCTGTGAGAGGTCACGGCTACTGCGCACGACATAGTGGTTTTCCTCGCAATGCGCCTTGTACTCGCCATAGAGGTCTTTCAGCAGCTTCCAAAATCCTTCCTTTTCATCTTTCGGCACGTCATAGTCGCTTCCGGCAAACCATCTGCGCATAGAGTTGGCGTTGGCTTTCAGCCGCTCCTGCGCTTTCAGCGTATCATCCGACAGCGGCAGTTTGTTGTCATTGTTGATAATCCGTCTGTAACCCTTATACATCCAGTTGAAGATATATGCCCTCGCTTCGGGTGTCGTGAGCCGTGCGGTCAGAGTGGTGTCCTTGTCTTTCTCCGTCCACATCTTGCGGGTCGATTCAAACGGAAGCAAACGTCTGTGATGCCCCTCGCTGTCATCGCCCGTTTCGGGAAACTCGTTGCAGCAGCATATCATTATCGGAGGCTTGACGAAGCGGAACGCCTTGCCGTATGGCTCTCTCGCCCGTATCTTTTCGCCCGATATGAACCGCTTGAAGTCACCGCCGGAGAAATCTGCTCGGTCAAGGTCGCCCACGATGTTGAGCAGTTTGCCCTCCAGGTCCGACACGCAGAATGACGAACTCGTACCCTCCTTAAACAGCTGCTTCGGGGTGAATGTGGAGTAGTATTCCTCGCCGAACACGCCCGACACAGCATCGACAAGTACGCTCTTTCCGTTTGAGCCGGGGCCGTGGATGCAAGCCATGTACTCGAACTTGAAATCTTCCCTATTCATCAGAAACGCTCCGCAGAACGCCTGAAAGTCGGCAGCAATCTTCGGGTTGGTGAACACTCCCGTCTCTCGGTTACAGATAAAGTTATCCCACAGCTTGCACACGTCTCGGAACTGCATGTTACACTCCTTTTCGCTCCGATAATCGAAGTCAAGCACAATGTCGGTCACATACCGTGCGTCATGCCCTTTGAGCTTGCCATCTTTGAGGTCAAACACTCCGTTGTTGAACGCTATATAACGTCTGTCTGGCTTGTAGCGAAACTCATCTGAGCTTGTGATGGTCGATATAAGCTCATTGCCAATCTTCTCGGCACAGCCCATATAGTTCAGTCCGATTTCAAGCTGCCTCAGCACCATGCGCACCAGCTCCCTCACAAACCCTTTCGGATTGTCTATCCGCTCATAGTGCTTGCCGTTGTAGGCGTACACGCACCGTCCACTTCCGTCCGCAAGCAGATAATGCTCCTTGCCACGCAGGGCGACACGGTCAAACAGCTCCCACAGCATATTCTGAACCCACGGCTTGAAATCCCCGAACTGCCCGTAGCCTTGCAGCTCCTTGTGCTTTGTCGCTTTCTTGCCGTAGCTCTCTGCATACGCCTTTCTCATCCCTTCGGCAAACCATCCGCCGAGGTAGTTGTATGTCTCTTTGCTCGTCATTTCAATTCCTTTTTAAGCAAACATCCATGCTTGTCAGATTCAACTTCTTTGTAGCCTAAGCGCAGATACCATTCAAGCACCCACTTTGGGGAATCCTTTTCCTCCCATTCAAGGAATACGGCTTTGTGTCCTGCGTGTTTTGCCGAAAACTCCGCTTGGTCAAGTAGCGCATCTCCGAGATGGTTGCCTCTATAAGAGGGGCAGACATATAGTCCATAAATGAACGCAGTGCCACCGAAGTTCTGCTCTTTCTCATATAGCTCTAACTGCACCGAGCCGTAGCCGTCGGCAATCAGATACTTGGTGTAGTCGTGCCACACTTGACGCTGCACTATCATACCTCGTCCTCCCCGAAAAGCTCTTTGCCGAAGATGGACTCCAGTGCCACACACGTTCTGGAATAACTCCGTGCGTCACCCACGCCTATCCAGTCTTTTATGGCTTGCATATAATCTTTCCTCACCCTCTCCCTTTCCTCGTCCGTGAGCCTCTGCGAGAGGGGCAGGGACATAAGGTGATTGCCAAATGTCATACACATCACATACGCATCGTCCTTCGCGGTCTGCGTGTCAAAGTCTGTCAAATCATCTCCGGCAAACAACTCGTCGGTGAATTGCTTTGCCAATTCTTCTATTGATTTGCTCATAGTTATTTTTCCTTACTGAATTTGACGTTATATCGGGTTTTAATCCCCAAAATATGCCCGTCTTTATCCTTATGAAATTCTCGGACAAACTCAACGGCGCAGAAACCGACATCGTAGGCTCTTAATTGTGTGCAGAGCGCAACGTGCATTTGATTGATGATATTGTTTTTGAGGTGCTTAATTTCCTTTGCGGTCATATCCTCAATCTTACGCTCGTCCCTTTTCATTTCTCTTTGATGTTTCATCTCACTCTCCTTTCTTTTCAATCAGTTCCAACGCCGCAGCGATTCCGGCTGAGAGGGCGGATTCGTACGCCATGTAATCAAAGCCTCCATCTACAAGCTCAGATAAGCCTTCTGTGGAAATGATGTCGGCAGAGTACCACAACTCGCCTTGTATCTCACTCGCTTGAACACTTACAGCGACTCCTTTCTCTCTCAACCACTTCTGAGCTTGCCATAAAGTTAAATATGGGAGTGCTTCTTGGTCGTATCTTTCTTTTTGCTTTTGGGAAATAAGCCATCCTTTTCTAATCACAGCATTGTGGTCACAACATTCGTCCTCATCATAATACGAGAACGATTTAGATGCTATCCACTTGTCGCACAGCTCATCAAACCCATGCTTCTTCAGCGCAAGGGCAATGGGGTAGGAAACGTAGTCTGTATCAGTCATATTTGTTAAAATTGTTGTTTAATGTTAATATCTTTGGAGTTTCACTTTTGAGCGCGTTATCTTTGCAATGCATTATTAGAATTTGGCATAGAGGAATCTCCGCCCCTATCCCAACCCTCCCTTAATCAGCCGTCCGCCAATTAAGGAATTAAGCTCGGCAACTCCTCCTGCCGGGCTTTTTTGCTTGCGCCAAATGCAAGCGTCTGCCGGCAAGTAGCGCCGGAGAAAGGAGATTCCTTTATGACAAACTCTAATAATGCAACTGGACAAGTCTGTAAGCTGGTTTTTGCCAGATTTATCACAAAAAATGGTAAACGGATTTACCCCAAGCATGGAAAGGTATTTTGCTTTGAAGTGAAGGAATAATCCGGCTTGCAGTTGAGTCGGAGGCGGGAGAAGGTAGGAGGCTCCCGTCTTTTTCATGTCAACACCACAAACTCTTCGCCGGTGATTTCCTTAACTTCGTCACTTGTAGCTGTGGCTGTTTTAATGGCATTGATTTGATACATGCCACCGTCGCCGGACAGAAAGAACACTTCTGTATCCTGCGGGTGCTCACTCAGAGCCTTGATTAATTCTTTTACTTTCATGATTTATTTCTCTTTTGTTTTCGGGGTGAAGTCGGGGCAGGGGTATTCCAGTATGTGACACGGATAGACCCATGTGTATTCTCCTGCCGGTTCTGCTGTTTTGTCGCAGTGAACGCCGTCAGCGTTACAATGCTTACACTCCCTCGGTTTCTGCGGTCGGTCAGTTATTTCCATGTTGCAATGAATCTGATTTTGGGTGAACGGTCGTAGTTGTACTTTTTGAGCTTGTCTAAAAACTCTTTACTGCGGAAGTATTCACTCCATGTTAGATATATCGGCTTAGTCGGGGTCATAGTCATATACTCTCAGTTTAGTTTTGAGCCATTCTGAATAATTCCATAAGCCGATTGCCAGCTGCTCCATCAGCCACCCGATACACATAAAAGGCAGGGTGATGATGTATGGTATGCCAACCAGCGTGAAGCACACGGCTCTGCGGTATTTCTTTTTCATCTGAATCTTATTAAGCATACATCACCCTCTATTTCACGCCAATTACTTTCAAGATATTCAGCGGAACACTTGTTTATGCTATCGACACTGAACGTGCCTAATGCGTTCTTGGCACTCTCAATCATCACCTCCATATCATCGGGATAGGCGGCGAGGGCTTCTTTAAGTTCTTTTACATTCATTTTCTTTTCCTCCTTATTTTGTCAAACTTCGCGTATGGCGAGACGTAGGATTTGCGGGGCGCGAACGTCTTGGCAAACGCCTTTATTTGGCGCATCAGTTTATCGGCTTCGTCTTTGAATTGAAGTTAAGCAATCAATCCTCTTACTTCGCTTACCAACATATAAGTCGCTATCGCCACGTTCTTTATCGCTTCTTCCTTAGTCATAAAATTCTCAATAAAGCAATTACTAAACTAAGGATAATGATTACAGCCCATTGACAAAGAACGACCTTTCTCATGCGCTGGTACGACTTTGCTCTCTTGCTCACCCTCGCATCAAACTCGCTCTCCAGCTCATTACGATGCTCTTTGTAGGCTTCACTGACAAAATCATTTACCGCATCGTTGAGCGATTTTTCAAAGGTAAAACTCGGGCACTCCATTTCCTTAACGCCGTAACATCTATCCCTATACCACTCCACATAGAATGAAGTTTTGCTGCTGTGTTTGAATGTTTTGAGCAACGGCATCATACTGATTTCAACCTTAAAATCAGATTTCTCAGTCCACTCTCGGAACATACGGAGTGCTTCTTCTCGGATTTCTGCGTCTGCACACAGAGCCTTGCGTTCACAATCCAAGTAGTAGTTATATCTTTCCTTATTTAGGATTGTTATGGGGTAGTCTATCTTATGTTCTACTATCATCATTATTTATTCTTGTCTTTGGTTGATAATTTTCTTACGCCCCACGCTTCAAGGACTCCATTGAAGCCTAAAAGACGCGAAAGAGGGTAATGGTCTATTCCCGCATATTCAGGATTCGGGTCAAACACGATATTACAGTTTGCGTCAATCACTACCATGTGTAACCCCAAGTCCAAATTCTCGCTATTGAAATTGTGTGGAGAGAGAACACTGCCGAATAAAAAACCATCTATCGTATCTTCGGGCATTATGTCAGTGAGCAGAAATCCGTCTGCTAATTGAGGGTAAGGGCGGAAACAATCTGTTGGATACCACAAGTCCATTTTCTTTTCATTAAAGAACCTCGTTCCCCAATTATAGCCATTGTCATTAAGTACAGATTCCATTCTCCGCCACCAATCTTCATATTCCACAAAATTGCATACTGAATCGTATTCCAATTCAAGCAGAGAGCATAATGTGGCTTTCATGCAGTCTCCGTTTCCGGCGGAAATTATTTGTTGATATATGTGTTTCATTTCTTCTTGTCTTTAGGGGTGAATTTGGAGCAAATGCCATAGCAGTATTCATGTACAAAATCAGGAGTAGCCCTGCGCGGACGATAGATGGCTTTGATTGCTATTGCGCATCTTCCTCTGCGCCAATGCACACACTGCTTTGGTTTCTGCGGTCGCTGGTTAGTCGAGCGGTTCTCCTCGCTTGAATTTGTCATATCCTTCTTCAAGTTTCTTAGTGATGTATTTAGCCAATTCGTCAGCATGGTCGGGGAACAAATACTTAGCCTCCTTGCTGCTTATTTCTATCTGAAAAGCGATTGTATTAGCCCAACCTCTTTTCGCTCTCACATACGGTATGCCGTTTGCAAGACAGCAAGCACGAAAGCCACATTCGTAGGCTATGCGTTTCCATTGCTCCCAAAGAGCATCCAACGGCAACTCTCTGTCCCACTGCGCATGTTTGTTGCCTCTGTTTAGACAGCCATAGGGCAAGTCAGTCAGAATCATATTCACACCTCCATCCGCAAGCGCAGGCATGATTTCAAGGCAGTCGCCGTGATAAAGCTGTATGTCGTCTATTCTTGTCATCGCTGATGTTATAGTTACGCTGATGAAAAAGTGAAACGGACAAAGGCCATCAGCTCGCCCTGTCCACCGAGTAGCTGACTCGGTGTGTCCGTTTCATGATGCAAAGTAAATGGATTTAAGCTGAAAAAGCAAGTATTTCTTTAATAGAACTTGAAGAAATAGAGTTAATTCACTGCCAAAATGAGCCTTTCAGAGAGGCTTACTCGCTGATTTTCTGCAATTTAGCTATTTAGTGAATTAGTGAACTTAAATTTTGTTAAATATTCTTTTTCTTAAATAATTACTTATTTATAGAAAAAAGTGAAGAAAAACATTCACTTGTTCACTAAGTGAATGTAGTATGGCTGTGTTTCAAGGAGTTATGTGGCGTAGATTTTGTGAATGAACTACATTCGCAGGTTCATTGTTCACTTGAAGATTTGGCTAATGTGTTGATTTTGTGGATGTTGTGATTTTGGGAAATTTGAAGAAAAAATTTTTTGGGGTCGCACCCCACCGCCTGCCGTTCCGGCTCTCTCAACCCCCGGTACCCCTTTGCAAGTGCTTTATATCTCCATGTAGTCAAGCAGTTACGCCTGTATTGCATTACAAAATGGTGCGTAACACAATTTTTGACCCCTATTTTGACCATTATTTTGAATGATTCTAAATAAGTGGTTATAAATAATTGAAAATCAACATATTAATATTGAGGATACTTTAGTAATTAAACTCTCTGTCCCGCGAATATAGCACGTATTTCTGGCACTTGCAACAATTTTGGCGTTTTTCTCATAAACTTTTTTTTGAGGCTGTGACAGTGTTGTAAACGCGCTCTATGGCGGTGTTAATGTCGAGGGTGTCTAAAACGGGCTGAAAATCAGGTTAAATCATTGAAAATAAACGCTTTATAATTTGGTGGAGTCAAAAAAAAGCCGTATATTTGTAATACAGAAAAGGAGATGAAACGAAACGCCCGCCGTTTCATCTGTCACAGACTTCAGGCGGGCACAAAATTAATAAAGTTGAACAAAATTAATAAATTTATTTCAATTATGAAAACTTGTAACATTGAAAAAAGATTCTGGGACGCCTTTTTTTGTGGCGAATATGACCCCGAACTATACGCCGAATTTTTCGGCCTTCAGGACGCTGCAACAAGCAAAGACGAAAAACCCGCAGCCACAACAAAAACAGTGACACGCGGAATTTATAACCGCGTTACAACTGGACGTTATGTCGGCAATGTCGAGCAAATAAGCATGGTTAAAGTTGGCGAACAAACAGCGGTTTACACCTTTGAAGCCGTCGACGATAGCACACTATCAATTAACGGTAAATATTACCGGGTCGAGGATAGCAGCGAATTTGCAATAAAGGTGATGAAAACCAAAATAAAAGCCATTGACGGCGCAAACGGTTTAGTTAAGTTCCTGACCCGTGAAACGCTTGACAATTGGGAACTCAAGATAATAGAGAACTGCAAGCCTATCAACCTGAATTAATCACCCAAAAAACCCCATCACGATGAAAACAAATAACACCCCCGCCACCATGAACGCAAACGACATTAAAAGCATTGAAGCCATCGCCGGCGCAAAGGTAATAGCAGCCACCAAAGAAAACAGCGTGTTTAACTCCGACTTTGTTTTGCTGAACGATAACGGCGTTATCCGTCAGGCGTTCACGGTGCGAGACATCAACGGCAAAATGTGTGTTGATATTATGCCGGGCGAATATGACAGCCCCACCGCCGCGCTCGCATACCTCAATATGTCAAATGAAGAGTTAGCGCAAAATATAGACTTTATCGAGGAAGACAGCCCCACCGCCGAAACCTCGGAACTGTCGCACGCCGGCCGGTTCGGTGTCTTTGGGTCGTGTGATAATTGCACGCTTCCCGATGCCGTGGAATTTATCGGCGATGCCATTAGCAACCATTTCGCTCAATTCGGGCTAAATGTGGAATTTGTCAACGCTTAAACAGTAGGAAAGATGAACACCGCAAAAGTAAAATTCAGCTATAACAACGGCAAAGGGATTGACGCAGCACAAGCATACGCCGAAAAGTTATTTGCAAACGGCTTCAAATACAGCCATGCAGACCCGAACGGCGGCAAAGTATATCACAATCACGATCTAAACATCAACGTACTTGTTTACGTTGCCTAACCCACACCCGGCGGCGCGGTGATTCTGGCCGCTGCAATCGAATTGACCGCCGGGAGCTAATAACAAATAAAAATAAAGGATATGACAAAGCAAGAATACATATCAACCCATGCGCCCAAACTGGCACAGCCTAAAGCCGAGCGCAACGCAAACAAACTTTGCAAAGAGATACAGACCCTTTGCGGCTGCACCCTGAAAGAGGCAATAAAAACGCTTATCGCCACATTTGACGAGGCGTTAAAGATAAGAGATAACAAACAACAATAACAACCCACTAAAACAACACAACCATGTTTATAATTGTAATCCTCTGCGCCTTTGCTTGGCTCGGTCAGGCTCTGAAAGACGGCGCGTCAATCAAATAAGTTAATAACCCCAAAAATAGAGCTATGAGTTTACCAAAATCGAATAACGGCAAAATCTGCTATTCAGAAGAAACCGCACATTTGTTTTGCCCCGATGATGATTTAAGAGGGCGCAAGTTTGGCAGGCTGACCGTAATACAATTTGCGTATAAGCGCAACAAAATCTATTACTACAAGTGTGGATGCGAATGTGGCAAAGAGTGCGTTAAATCTCGCGGTTATCTCATTTATGAATCCTCATCAATTCATAAATCATGCGGTTGCTGGAGAAAGGAGCAACAACAAATCTACCGTGAAAATACATGCGAATTTTATAGAAGAACTCCCGGCTATAATTCGTGGATGGCAATGAAAGGAAGATGCCACAACCCCAACAACGGACAATTCCACGATTACGGAGGTCGAGGTATCAAGGTCTGCGACCGTTGGCTACATTCTTTTGAAAACTTCCTTGCCGACATGGGGGAACGTCCCGGCAAAGAATATTCGATCGACCGGATAGACAACGATGGTGACTATTGCCCGGAAAATTGCAGATGGGCTACAAGAAACGAGCAAGGGAATAACAAACGAAACAATATCCTTGTCGCCTATCAAGGCAAGACTCAAACATTTAAACAATGGTGCCGAGAATTGAACTTGCCGTATTATTCAGCATTGAGCATATATAAGAATACCAAGCGGACGTTCCCCGAAATCGTAGAATACTACAAGCGAAAGTAACCCCATCCCGGCGAGGGAGAACCACAGCGGAGCGACACCGCCGCCGGGAACTAATATAAACTAAATACAAACAGTTATGGAGGAACAAAATTACAGAGTTTGCAGCCATTGCGGCAAACGTTTCACAGAGGGTTATTTCCTGGGCGATGAATACGCCTGCAGCCTTGAATGCGCCATTGCGCTGTACGGCGGCGACCGCGAGCAACTTGAAGCCGATTTAGAGGCCGAGGAAGATGACGCGGGGACAACAGAATGCTATTGGTCTGCATGGTAATCCCCCAACGAATTTCAAAATATTTCAGCAATTTAGCAAATAAAAAGATTATGGCACGTTACGCATATATCCGAGTATCAACACAGCAGCAATCATACGAGCGTCAGGAATACAAGCTTCAGGAGTATTTCGACCGCGAGCACATCGACGCTTCCGGCATCATGTATGTGTCAGAGAAAATAACGTCACGCACCGAGTTTACGGAGCGCAAGATTTACCCGATTCTCACAAAAGGTAAGCCCGGCGACATAATATATGTGGCATCACTTGACCGACTCGGGAGAACACAACTTGATATTCTTGCGCTTGTTAACTATGCCGTTGAAAAAGGCATAACGCTACTTACGGTTGACAACGGGCAACGTTTGGAGAATAAAACGCCGATGGGAAGGCTTTATCTCTCCCTTGTGTCTGCGTTTGCTGAGAGTGAGCGTGAACTTATTACGGAGCGCGTTCAGGAAGGTGTGACAGCTGCAAGAGAAGAAATAAGAAAACACGGGAAGCGTACAACGCGCAAAGGTACAGAGCAGACTCATTGGGGCAACGCCAAAGGAACGGATGAAACTAAGCGCATCATGGATATTGCCCGCGAAGCCTCGATCGCATCCAAGCTCGACGCGGCAATATCGTGGCGCGAACAGTCTAAGGGCTACAATTGGGTGCGCACTCAGCTGGCTAAAGGGAAATCCCGTGCCCTTATTCTGGAAGAGTTCAACGAACTCCACGCCGCAGACCCGGAGAACTACAGCACGCGAGAAGGAAAGCCGCTATCAAAGGGTGTACTTTCCAAGTGGTGCCGGGAAATGAATCCGCTGGCAGTTTAACGCTTGCCATAAAGTACCCAGTCGAGCACACGGCGGTTGGCTTCGTCGACCTTTCGCTGGTCAAAGTCAATGTAAATGTCAGTGACGGTATTGCCACCATGTCCCAATGCGGCGGCGATGGTATCTTTAGGAATGTCAAGAGATGCGGCGATTGTCGCCCATGTGTGACGCGCCCAATAGCTCGACAATTCGGGGAAAGCCGATGTTATAACCTTTTTGCCTCCACGCCCTCGACGTTCAACCTCGCCGATGCGCTGTAACGCCTTGTTGAGCTGGTGGCGGAAATTTCGGCTGTCGTTCCAACGGTCAGCAATGCAAAGCAGGCCATTTGTGCCGTGGTATTTTTTTATTATTTCCAACGTCTCCGGCTCGACCTTGATTGAGTATAGACGATGCGTTTTTGCTCGTTTATACTCAATCCGCCCATCGCGGGTTATTGCTTTCAACCCATGCAGGTCAATTGTATTAATCCCGACGAGGAAGAAAATTAACTTGAACATATCACGGTATATCTCGGCATACGGCTCAACAGGATAGGCAAAGAGTTTGCGCAGCTCCTCAACAGCCAATGAGCGTTTACGGGTTGCTTCCGGTCGTATCTTGAAACGCCGAAATGGATATGCTGATGTAATCTCATAATCAATCGCATTGTTGAATACTGCGCGGATGTTGCGAAGATGAATGTTGCGAGCATTTTTCGATGCGGTCTGAGCACAAAATGCCTCAAAGTCTGTCAGCCACTTCAAATCAATGTCCTCAAACGACTTTTTGTCAATATCAGGGTCAAACGAACGGATTTTATCAAGGGTGTGTTTATAGACACCTTTTGTACCCTTATTATCCTTGCCGTCGATGAAGTTTTGGAGGTATGCCGTAAAATTGCCTTCTGGCTTATTATCGTCTACTTGCTCAGAAACAGTAATGCCAAGTAATCTTTCCTGCAAGATGACGCGAATCTCCTTTACGTCCTTATCCGTTTCTTTCTTGTCTGCAAGCTCCAGCATCAAGTCCTTTATCTGAGAAGTCCAAGAGGCGAGCATCTTTTCAAGACGGATGTTTCGGGAGTTACCGGACAAGGCTGATTCAAGTTCATCGGGAGATATTTTTAATCCCATTGAAAATTGGGCGGATGCGCGGTTTTGGGTGATACGGAGACGCAAATCATTATTTTTATCGCTGCGCACGATGAATTTAAAAGAAAACATGGCGTTAAACTATATTGCTTTGTGTTAATAAATATTTATTAAAATGTTATACCCGGGTACAACATGGGTACAACATTTTGCGACAAAAGTAGAAAAAACGCGACAAAATGCGACAAGAAACAAGGATAAAAGAGCCTAAATAAGGTTAATGGACACAAATAAAGCACCGATAACAAGATTTAATAATCTTATTTTCAGTACTTTATCTATTGAGCGGTAGACGAGGCTCGAACTCGCGACCCTCAGCTTGGGAAGCT